TCAAGACGCCACCCAGTCGTCATCGCCGCCGGCGTCTTGCCCTCTTCTGCCCGCGCCGTCTTCCGGCCATTCGGAAAGGGCCGCCTCGATCGCCGAGACCTGCCAGACCTTGCGGGTGTGCCATCGCTTCGGTTTAGGAAGATAACCTTCTTCAACCATCTGGTCGACAGTGTTGACGCTGACGCCGAGCGCCAGCGCCACCTCGTCGCGATTGAGTCCGATGCGAGGCACGGTGCGGACGGCGGCCGTCATCCTCTCCTCCAGGCGTCGAAATGGTTGCGCAGCTCCTGCCAGCGGGCGGCGGCTGCCGGGTCGTCGTTCAGCTTGCCGCGGGAGCTGATGTTCAGGATGAAGCGGACCTTGTTGGCAGCGCGATCGTCGGTCAGGGGGCGTTCGAGGCCGTGGCACTCCTCGAGGAACTTCTTGAAGGCCGGCTCGGCGCATTTCATTGCGCACTCGGCGGCGTAGTCCTTCGGCTTCTGCTGCTCCTGGCGGGGCGCTTGCCGGCGCAGATCCCGGTAGCGGCCGGCGAGGGCGTCATAGGTCTTGAGCAGCCAGATCAGGTCGTCCGGCGCGTTCAGCAGCATCTCGCTGTCGTCGATCGGGGCGCCGTCGACGATCGTCGCAACGAGGGCCGCGCCTTCCTTACTCGTCGCCGTCAGGCAGAGCTTGCCGCCGTCGGACTTCAAGCCCCATTCGGGCGCGGCGAGCGCGACCCGGCTGCGGATCGCGTCCATGCGCTTCTGCTGCGGCGAGGGCTCCGGGTGGCTCATCGGCGGGCCTCTTCACATTGCAGGCGATCGGCGACTTCTAGCAGCACGTCGGCATGGCAGGGCGCGCCCGGTCTGCACCAGCAGGCGACGTTCTTGCCGCGCAGCTCGCCGGCGTTCTCGGCGATGAAGCGCCGGGTGCGCTGCAGAGCCTCGACATCGGGATCGGCGCCGACGTGCAACAGGCCGGCCAGCAGCGCCTTGTAGAGGTCGACGCAATAGGCGGCGTCGCCATGCTTGCTGACGACGAAGGGATTTCCCCAGGGGCCCGGCCGGCCGACGTGCACGGCTTCGAGACCGTTGATCGACTTGGACTGGGCCTGCAAGTCGAAGCCCTTGCGGCGGGACAGCTGGATGCGGACGGGCTTCGTCATTCCGCGGCCTCGCTGCCTTCGATCGCCGGTACGGATTTCGCGTTGCCAGAAAGATAACGCTGTGCCTGCACCATCAGACGCAGGCCGTTGAAGATCTGCTTCGCGATGTCGGCGCGGACCTGAGCTTCCTTCGATGTGATCTTGCCTGAGCGAAGGTCGACGAGATCCTGGTGCAGTCCGCGGATCACGCCCGGCACGTCGAAGGCGCTACCGATATCGGTGTCCATTCTTGATCTCCCATTGCAGGCAGTTGGTGATCGCCGAAAGCTGGCGAAGGATTTGATAGTTCCGGCGGTTGAAAACCGGGCCGGAGCACTTTGAGCCCCACTGGCTGGTGCAGCCGAAGCAAATCGGGCCGGAAAACCGGAGGGCTCTGTTGCGCAAACGCCAGTCGGAGGGCTTCTCGACTTCGCGGCCGCAGATCAGGCAGGTAAACAGTACCTCGCGCCGGGGTTCCGGCTTGCGGCTGATGACGATGTCGAAGTCGATCGGATCGTCGGTCATTGCAGCAGGTCTCCGACGCTGGCGAGTTTGTCGTCCAGACCCGCCTCCACGGTGCCTTGCAGGTATTCGGCGAATTGCCGTGCAGCGGCCAGCCCTTGTTCACGGTTCGGGGCGCCGTCAACAATGGTTGTCGCAAGGGCGGTCAAGACGCCAAGAAATACATCGTGGTATTTCTCGCCTTCGATAGCTTTGACGACAGCTAGACCGATGCGGATCTGCGTTGCGGAGAGTTTCACCGCCGCACCTCCGGAAAGCCGTTGTGCTCGACGCCGTCGAGGAGGCGGCCGGCATAGGATTTGGTGACGCGGAACATGCCGATCGGCTCGCGCATGCCGTCGCAACTGGGCTTAGCCTGGCGGCCGTCAACGTCGAGCCAGATGGCGTCGTTCGTCACCATGCTGCTATCGGTATGGCCGTTGTCGTGGCTGGCGACGATCCAGTTGCCCCATTGCTTGAAGAGGAAGGGCGTGGCGGAGATGGCGCACTGATCGCGCAACGCGTATTGCCAATAAGGGTGCATCGGACGGCAGCCCCGGCCGCTTTCGCCGCCGCCGACTATCCAGCCGATGCGCGGGATTTCGTCGCAGGCGGTGATCTCATGGCAGTTGCAGCAGATGACGTCGGCGTCGCCGGTATCGGCGATCGGGCTGACGTGTTGAAGTTCGGAAGAGCCAATCCAGCCGCAATGCTCGCATTTCGTCATGAAATACTGAGGAGCGATGAACTCATGGCCCTGTGGGCTTCGTGCGCGCCGACCGGACGGAAGCCAGCGCTTCCAATCGATCGCGCCGAGCGACGGCTCATTCGACACCCAAAGCAGGGCGGCCCGGATTTCATGAAGGATCGGCAGGCGCTCGTCGGCGCGCTTCTGATCCTCGACCGAGACGCCGAGCCAGACGTTCGGCAGGGGCAATCCCTTGACGTGGCCGCAATGATAGTCCGCCGCCCAACTGGCGCCTTCCTCGCAATCGATCCGCATTGCCTCGGTCATGAGACGGTCTAGGAGATCCGGATTCGCGAGATAGTCTCGCATCCGCTCCGGCCGCTTCGTCAGCACCTGGAATGTGTGCTGTGGCGCTAGCGCCATGACGGCGAAGACCTGGTCGATCCACTCGTCCGGCACGCCCTCGGCGAAAAGGTCGCCATGGGCGCAGACGAAGATCATGCGCGGGCGCTTCCAGCGAAGCGGCTCGTCGAGCCACTGACGATTGAGGCGCACTTCACCGGTCCAGACCGGGCCGGCCTTGCTGTCCTTCGTCAGGCCCTTGCGGCTTTCGTGGTTCCTGAGCCGCGTGCCGGCGAGCTTCATCGCGTAGCAATTGGTGCAGCCCGGCGAGACGACGGCGCAGCCGGTGATCGGGTTCCAGGTGGCGTCCGTCCATTCGATCTTGGTGCCGTCAGCCATGGGCCTTGCTCCCGAACTTGGTGCCGTCGGCATGGGTCAGCCGCAGGTCGTCGACCTGCCGTTCGATACGGTCGATCGCGTCATCCGTCAGATCATCGATGTGCGTGTCGAGCAGGCGGGCGACGAGGCGATGAAGGCGGTCTTTTGGCTCGATGGTCAGCGGGCGGCTTTTCTCGGTCGGATCGATCGGCTTCATCATGCCAGTTCCTCCGCCGTGCGGATGGCGCGCTGCCAGAGGTCGTCGGGGATCACCTCCCAGTCGCCGCGGTTGATGAGTGCAGCGCGCGCCTCGTCCTCGCCCTGATCGGCGATCAGGTCGGCCAGCTCGTCGAGCGCGGCGTCGTCGCCGATATGGACCCAGTCGGCGAAGGTCAGGCAGTAATCGCAAACCGCCTCGTCGCCGACCGCCTCAGCGCCATCGTCGGCGCACGTCTCGCCGCCGCAGCGGCTGCAGCAATGGCCGAGGCCTGCCTTGATCCAGTCGGCCGCCTTGATGTCCGCCTCGCTGCGGCCGTCCCATTGGGAGACGCGCTCGGCCTGGACGTCAGCGTCGGCGCGTTCCTCCGGATCGTACAGGCCCTGCTCATCGAGCCATTGCCCGATCGCTTCCTCGGCGGTGCGCGCCGCATAGGGACGCCAATTGAAGGCGTCCGGCGTGCCGCAGACGAAGGTCGGCAGGACCTCGGCTGCTGCGACTGCCGCCGGCGCGGCGGCTGGGGCTGCGATCGATGGCAGGGCCGGCACGATGGCGACGGCGGCAACGCCGGACAGAAAGGCGCGACGGGAAAGGGCGAGGGTGGCGCCGGTCATTCCGCACCGCCCTTCTTGTCCTGCTCACGGTACCGGCGCAGAAGCTCGTCGCCTGCTTCCGGATTGACGCGATCGAGGATGCGCAGCGCCCAGTTCAGGCCGTCGGCGAAACCGGCCGCGCGGCCCTTGTGGTGCTCGTCGATCCAGCGCTGAGTGCGCTTGCGCTCGTAGTCTTCCACTACGGTCGTGACGGTGACAGCGAACGCACCGCGCGAACGCGGCTCGGCGTTGTGATAGGAGACGACGCCTGGCTCTCCGCTGACCGGAACGGTGCGCCACCATTCATGCCGGCAATCGTCCGGCTTGACATAGCGGCGGTCGTAATAGGCATCGGCTCCGGTGTAGTCGTTGCAGGCCTCGGCGAACTTGTGCCGATCGAAATGGCCGCGGGCGAAGAAGCCCATGACGTCGCCGCTGTCGATCTCGCGCGACTCCTCGATCTCGATGCCGTGATTGCGGCTTTCCTTCCAGGTGAACGATGCGTCGACGAGGAACTGAGAAAGCTCACCGCGGGTGATCAGGCACATGTCCGGGTATTCTTCCGGGCTGGTGCGATCGTCTTTGTCGCAAAGCTCCTGCCAGGAGCGGTCAAGAAGTGTGTCGATGCTCATGCGTCGACCCTCCGCACCGTTGCCTCACGAACGAACTTGCCGAAGCTCAGGCTGGGGTAGCAGTCGCTGATATCCAGATACTTCTGGTATTTCGCGTTGCCGCTGGATATCGCGCTGACGATCGTGGCGAAGCCGTTGAACTGGACCTCGTAGGATTTCCATGGGTCGCCGATCACCTTTAGGTGTTCGGCCAGCGCCTGGCGGCCTTCACGCGTCACGCTGTAGAACGCCATTTCTTCGCGAGCGCCATCCAACCGCCAGTGCGTCGAGTGAGAAAACGACGATGCCAGTCTGGTGCCGATCTCGACCGCAAAGTGGTTGCGATAGGTTTCCCGCATCGGATCGACCGGGCGACCGAGCGCATGGTCGATGCGATCGAAGTCCTTATCCTTCAGGGAGCGATTGACGCTGGGGTTGCCGTTAGCCACGGGCTTTCTCCTGAGCTTCGTCGCGGCGACGGCGGAGCCACTGCTCGCAGTCGCGGCGGAATTCGTTCATTGCCGATAGGTGGGCGCTCCAGGCCGGCGCCCGGCGGATCTGCGCGTTCAGCTGGCGCAGCTCGGCGTCCAGCTCGTCGATCGACATGTCGCAGAAGGGTTTCGCCGTCACTGCAGCGTCTCCGGGAATTCCCTGGCGAGTTCGGCGAGGTGGGCGTCGATCTCGCGGTCGATCGCCTCGACCGCCGCGGCCGCCATCTCGTCGCTCTCCGCCGTCTCGACGACGGCGATGACGGCCTGCGCGCCGGCGAAGAAGATCGAGCGCAGTTCGGCAATGCCGTCTGCGTCGAAGTCGCCGTCCTCGTCGATCCGGTCGATCAGCTTCCTGAAGCTGTCCTCGAGGATGTCAGGCATTGGCGCCTCCCTCGCTGCCGTTCTTGGCGCAGACGCCGATGCCGGTGTTGCCGATCACGTCGCCGTCCCACTTGATCGGCTCGAACTCGTGGCGCTGGCGGACGAGGGTCGCGCCATCGACGTCGAGGACGTAAAGGCCGCCGGCGAACAGATCGAACTCGACGACCCTGGCGCGCCGGCCGTCAACCAGGCGCACCTCGTCTCCGCTCGCGATGACGTCGGCGGTGTCAGGCATCGGCGCCTCCGGTATCGGCCGCGGCTTCGTCCTTGGACTTGATGCCAAGTTGCCCGGCGACGAACGTCACCCAATAGACGACGTCAAACGGAAGTTTGCCGTAAGGATCGGCCTCGCGTTCGTGCAGCTCGGCGAGTCCGGCGGCCGCTTCCTTGTTCAGCGCCAGGATCGCATTCAGCATGTCGCGGCGACCGCGGTCGTAGGCATCCACTCCAGCCAGCGCCGCCTCGGCTGCCTTAAGGCGATCGAGATCGGCGCGGTGGCAGTTGATGGATTCCTCGAAGCGGTTGTAGAGATCGCCGACGATCTCGGCCGGATCATCGGCCGGCGACCAGTCCTCGATCAGGCTCGGTGCCTTCGTGTAAGTGTCGATGGCGTTCATCAGCCATTGGCCGACATTGGCCATGTCGACCAGTTCCTCGACAGTGGCGAGGCCGTTCATCTTCAGGGCTTCGGCAAGTCTGTCGCTCGGTCCTGCGGCTCCACCAGGCGCTAAGAAGCGGAGGATGCGCGTCGCACTCTCGCGGGCGCGAGCCTGAACATCGCTGGGTTGCAAGCGCACATATCCGCCTGCGCCGCGATAACCATCGTCGTTCTCGTGTTCCGGCCAATGATAGCCGTGACAAGGGTTGAACTCTTCGTCGAAGTCGCTGCATAGGAACGCGGCAAGCTCCTCCACCTTCTCTGCCAATGTTCGTGGTGGAACGAACATTGATCCGAATGCAGGAATTGCGGCGAGCGGCAGCATCGCGAAATACTTCTGTCGGTGCGCATTCCATGCCTCGCTGGGAGCGGTGTCGACCGCTCTGCCGTACTCCTCAGTCAGCTCCTCGTAGCTGTCGCCGTCGGCTGTCATGGCGAGAAGCCAGCCTTCCCGAAAGCCGTCCTTGAATGCTCCGCCAAGGGCTTCGTCGGCGGGATCGAACGCCGCGTTAACATCCTCGGCAGTTGCCGTTCGGGAATAGCTCATCATATCTGCGCCTCCATCGCCGCGCGGTGCATGCTGATGCGCGGGACCGAGATCGGCTTGACGTCGTAGCTGCCGGTGTCGCGGACGGCGCGGGCATAGACAACGGTCCGGCGCTCGTCCTCGCGGATGCCGGAGTGTTCGAACGCATGCCAGCTGCGGCGGTGCTCGGCCACGTAGCGGCGCATCACGTCCTCGGTGACGCCGAAGGCGGCGGCCAGCCGATAGATCGTCATGCCGGCGAGAAAACCCTGGCGCACGGCCGGCTCCTTGAGGTTGGCGGCTGTGCGGGAAAGTCCGGCCGGAGGGCGGCGATTGGTGTTGATGGCAACGGTCATCGTGCGAACCCCCCTTTTTCCGAGGATTGATGGAGGCTGGCGCCGGCGCAGCTGACGACCCGGGGGCGGCCGGGATCCTCAACCGGGTTGAGGTGGAAATAATCCACAGCGGCGCTGGCAACGGCGATGGCTGCAATGCCTTCGACGGCCATGCCGTGGATCCCGGCCACCAGGCGCAGACGCGCCTCGGTCGCCTCGTCGAGATAGAGCGTGATCGAGGACATCAGGCGTTGACCTCCCGGTTTGCCAGCATCATCAGGCGGATGCGGATCGTCGCGGCGCTGCGCCGGTGGCCGTAGCGCTTGCCGACCAGGTCGGCGATCTTCGTCGAGGTGAAGCCCTGGACGCGCAGCACCGAGATGAAGGCATCCTCTTCCTTGCTGAAGGAGACGACCTCGCTGCCGTTGCGGGTGTAGCGGAACGCTCGCTCGGTGGGCGTCGTCAGCCCGAGCGTTGTCATCGCGAAATGAACGGTTGCCCGGTGGCGGTTGAGCCGCATGGCGATCTGCCCGGCATTGAGGCCGCGCTCGGCAAGCCCTTCGATCGCCGACAGCTCGTCGGCCGACAGCCGGCCGCGCTGGATGTTCTGGACGGGTCGCGTCATCGTCAGCGCCCTCCAGCCGTCGCGGCCTTGTCGCGCTTGCGCTTCTTGGCGACAAAGGCGACGACCGCGCCGGCGTCAGCCGCGTCGACTGGCGCGCAAGGTGCATGCTTGCCGCCGCCGAAGACGTATTCCTTCCACGGCATCCAGCACCAGCGGTCTTTGCGCTCCTTGAGGAGACCCCAGCTGCGCTCGCCCTTGCCGCGCCAGACGAGGGTGACGATGCGGCCGTCGTCGGTCTGCGGCTCGTCGAAGTCGTGAAGCGGCTCGATGCTCGGGTAAGGGCTCGGATAGATCATGCCCTCATAGCCGCGCCACCAGCCGTCGAAGCGGCCGATGACGCGATGCGTGTGACTGGCGGGGCGGTGATGGAAGCGCAGCGCGCGGACCACCTGGCGGCGGCGCAGGAAGCTGCCCGGGTTCAGCCGGTTCTCGGTGACGACCTCCTCGACATAAGGGACGAGTGGGAAGGTCCAGAAATCCCAGGGATGATCGTGCGGATCCGGATCGGCGTCGCCGCGATGGAATATGTGCAGCCTCAGCCGTCCGATCCAGAGCCGGGTGAGATAGGGCGTCGCGCGCTCGCCGTTGGCGCCGTAGATGGTCTCGAAGCCGAAAAGGGAAGTGTTCATTGGAAGCGGCTCCAGTCGAAGTAGTCCAACCGCTCGCCGCGCGACACCTTCTCCAGGACCTGCGCCGTCTCGGCGGCGGCGCTGGCCGCGATGATCAGCAGCATGCCGCCGACCGCGACGGCGGACGCGAGGAAGATGACGATCGGGTTGTTGCGCAGGTCGAGCGGATCCTGAGCGGACTCGGGCTTTGCCGCGATCGCCCTGGCGACCGCCTTTCCAGATTTCTTCGTCATGAAAAATGCTCCCCGTGAGATGAAAGCGGATCGCTTTCGAACTCGGCCGATCGCCTCGGCCGACGTCGAAGGCGGTCAGAGGTAGATGTCGCGAAGGAAGACCGCGACGACGAGTGCGACGATGGTGATGACGACGGCTTCGATCATCGGTCCCTCCTGCGGGGTGGGCCTTTTTGGGGTGCGTGCCCAGGCACCGAGGGTTCACGTTGTGACGGGGCGTTCCGCCCGTTTCGGTTACTTCATGCCGACCTCCTCAAGGTTTGTTTCGGGGTCGTCGACAATCAAAGACTTGCACAGGATGCAAGTCGCGTCAAATGAAAAAGTTGCATCGGATGCAAGTACGATCTTGCACGCGAGCGAATCAAATTGTTATGAATGGAGGCAGGAAAGCAGCGGCGCGGATCCGCGCACGACCACAAGGTCGGCTTTGACAGGTCCGCAATTTACGGTTCATATAAGCCGAAGGGCGTATACCGAGGGGTATGAGAGGGAAATGCGGGAGGGGCGCTTTGATGCCGCAGGGGCGGGCGCTGGCGGGTCTGATCAGACGCCGCTAGCTGTCTTCGGCCTTCCGCTCGCCGAAGGCCAGGATCAACTGGTGCGTGAACTCGGCGATCATCGCCTTCATCTCCGGCGGCAGCGGCGCGAAGCTCGTCTCGAGCCGATCGATGATCTCGGCGGTCATCGATCGATTGTTCTCGGCAGCGGCGTCTTCGATCCGGTTTTTGAGGCCTTCGGGAATACGCAAACGGAAGTGAAGGTCTTCTCTAGCCATGCCACACCGATGACACAAAAAGTGATTGGCGGGTATGCCACACCAATGCCACACGTATGCCTTGCGTCTAAATATTTTGCTGCGATGGAGGCATGCATGAGTGACATGGTCCGGTTGAACATTCGCCTGCCGGCGGATGTGGCCGCCTATCTGGACGAGACCTCGAAGACGAACCTGACGTCGCGCAATGCAGAGGTCGTCCGCGCGGTGCGCGAGCGGATGCAGTCGGAACGAGTTCGGTTGCAGGCGGAGTGGAGCCCGCCGCCAGCTGATCAGCACCCACACCAGGGCTCCGTCGAGGGAAAGAAATGAACGATGCGGAGCGTGGCAGATGTGTCGAAACGGAGAACATTGAGACCGGACTGTTGTTCTGTCCGCTTGATGCGGTGGCCAGGGATCCGCTGATCGGGGCGATCGGCACCTATCGCCGGGAGATGGCGACCTATAACCGCCTGGCGACCATGGGCGAGGGGGATGATCTTCAGACGCTGGCTGACAGGACCTATCGCAAGCCGCTGCGCGTCATTGCCTGCTGGAACAGGGCGGCCACGTCGACAGAGGGGGCAATTGCGGCCCTCAGACTGGCGGACCAGGCGACCCATGACGGGGACGCCGAAATTGCCGGGCCGATGCTGAGGGCGGCCCTTTCCTATTTTGAGAAAACCCTTTGATCCGAGACATTGCGCACGCTTCTTGCGACCGAACGCCCGGCGTGCGTCTCTTATCCATTTCTTGCTGCGCAGGGCGCGCTCGGGACTGGGCGCGCGACGAATTTGCACAGCAGCTCGGCCCAGAAATGGTTGTGTAGGCCGCAGCGCTAGCCAGCGCTGCCTTCATCTTCTTTGAAAAGCAGCTTCAGCATCTCGATCGCCTTCTGGCGGTCGGCTTCGGACCGGTCGCGCAGGAGCTTGGCGATCCAGTCCTCGTCGGGGTGGCGAAACAGGCCGTGCACGTCGGTGCCGAAAAAGTCCGCCAGCAACTTCAGGTATTGCGGAGTCGGCATCGTGCCGTCCCACCAGCGCGACACCAGGCCTTGAGATGCGCCGACCCCTTCGGCGATCCTCACCTGCTTTACGCCCTGCTTGTCGGCCCATTCCGGAATGAAATGCAGGCGAACGGGCATCTCCGCGGCCATATCCACATCTCGTAAATATCTGAAGTTTCTCATGTTGCAAGTGTATCCCACGCCGAGAACGCTTTCATTGTCTCGCGATGCAAGTTTCCTGCTTGCCAAAACTTGCATTTGATGCAAGTCTGCGGGGTATGGAAAACAGATCGCCCATCGCCCGCTATCGGGAAGAACACGACCTGACGCTGAAGGAATTCGGCGCGCTTTTCGGTGTCGATCAGTCGACGGCGCTGCGCTGGGAGCGCGGCCTCAATCTGACGCCGAAGCGGGCGGTCGAGATCGAAACCGTTACCAACCGCGAGATCCTGCGCGGCGAACTGCTGCCGGATATTTTTGGCGCGCCGGTCGAGGCTGCGCAATGACGACGTTCCCGCGAGGCACCGCATTTCTCCTCCCAGGCCTCGCCAACTTGCGGGGATGCGCCGAACACCTCCATGGTTGCGGGCGCATCCCCGTTCTTTCTTCTTCCAGCTCCGGCTCTGCCGGCGCTCCGATGCCCTTGGTGCTTCGCCGATTTGCTGCTGCTTATCCATGCGGACCTCCTTGGTGAATGTTGCTTAACGGTACGTGAGGCGGCCCGCCGTTTCACTGAATCATTTCCACAAAAAGTTTCCCTGTTTCGTTTTGAACCACCTCGAAGAGGAGGGTGTTTTCATGCGCACGATTTCCGAAAAGGAATGCAGCAATCTGAAGGGGGCGACCGAGGCCGGCCTGGCTGTCGGCGGCGGGATGACGTCGTTCATCCACTTCACCCGCGTCGGCGTCGCCAATCTGTCGAAATACGCTTCTCCTCATGACGAGCAGTTCATGCCGATCGACATCGCCGTCGAGGCCGATCGGCGCGCTGGCACGCCGGTGATCCTCGCCGAAATGGCGCGGCAGCTCGGCTACGAACTGGTGCCGATCGCCAAGGGCGACCAGGACGAGGCGCCGCACCAGCTGACAGACGCCGACATCGTCGACCTCCTGATGGAGACCTTCGACCTGGTGCGGGCGATCCGCACCGCCGGCGGCCGCATCGACGAGCTGTCGCGCAAGCGCATCTCGAAGGCCGCACACAAACTGAAACGACTGCTCGGCGGAGTGAGCGCCGCAATTGCGAGGGCCGCATAATGGGCTTTTCCCTGATAGTTCCGCCGGCGAAGGTGAAGACCGGCTCCTTCAAGATCGCGACGGTTGCGCGGCAGGGCGGCGCCTACAAGCTGCTGATGTCGATCCCGAGCGCGATCTACACGCAGCACTTCGGCGCGGCCGAGCGGCTGACCATCCAGCTCGGCGACGGCGCGGACGCAGGCACGATGCTCCTGCAGCCGGACGAAGGCGGTCTGTTCAAGCCGACCTTTCTCAAGCACGCGACGATCATCCGCTTCCCGGAACTGGACTGGCCGCCGCAGTTCAAGATGGAAGCGGCCGACCCTGAATTCCGCAAGGCGAATGGGGGGGGGCATGCTGCTTACGCTGCCTGAATGGGCCTGGAGCAAGGAACGGCAAACCGCCATCCTCAAGGCGCGCCAGCAAGTGGCGCGAGAAAGGGCGGCGCAATGACGGCTTCCCTCGTTCCCTATGCCGGCGCCCGTCGGCCCGCGACCTGCAAGCCGCCGCGCGATCCGGTCGGGATCCCGACCGTCGAAGGCCCGGCGATCGGCGTCAGCGGGATCGCTTTTCTGCGCCGGGTCAAGGCTGCCGCGCCTGACGGTTACCGGGTCTGCCGGCTGAGCGACCGCAAGATCTACGACCGGGTGCTCGCCGCCGGCTACATCGTCACCGTGCCGCGCCACCTTGGCACGGTGCGCCTGACGCCTGCGGGCGCCGCCTTCCTCGACCGGCTGATGAGGGTCGAGTGAATGGCGGAGGGCTTCTGGACGGACGAACGGATCGCTGAGCTGCGCAAGCTCTGGAAGGATGGGTGGAGCGCCTCGGCGATCGCCAGGGAGATGGGGTCCAGCAGGAATGCCGTGCTCGGAAAGGCCCATCGCCTCCATCTTGACGACAGGAGCAAGAAGGCGCTGAAGCCGCAGGCGGCACCCCGGGAACGCGCGCCGGCCTTCCCGCTCCGGCGCCGTGCCGCGCTCGCCGCGCCGCAGCCTGCCGCGCCGCAGCCTGCCGCGCCGCCGGCCTGCGTCGAAACCTTGCCCCGGGTCGATCCGGCGCTGCGCCCTGAGCCGCTTCTGAAGCGGATCATCGACCGCGACTGGCGCGCGCATGGCGAGTGCCGATGGCCGGTCGACGGCGAGGGCGCCGACACGCGCTTCTGCTGCGCGCCGGCCGGCGCCGAATCCTCCTATTGCAGCTATCACCGGCAGCTCGCGCGCGGCACAGGCACGGCAAGCGAGCGCAATGTGGCTCCGCTCCCCGTGTTCAGCCCGAGGACGAAAAGGAGCGCCGCCTGATGGAGACGGTCAGGCCGCAGGCCACAACGCAATCGCGCGTGCTCGAAGCCGTGAAGGCGAGCGGCAGCTATCGCTGCGAGACCGGCGCCGAGCAGAAGGCGGCGCTGAAGCTCAATGCTAAGGGGCTGATCCGTCGCGATTCGAAGGATGGTTTTCTCTGGTACGACCCGGACGCGGCCGCCAAGGCGGCGCAAGCCGGCGAGGGAGGCGATGGCGGATCAGGCGCGCCGGACACGGGCGCCGATCGCCTCCCTCAGCCGGTGGAAACGACCGAGATCGTGGTGCGTCGCCACGACGCCTCCGACCTGCTGGCAACTGTCGAGCGCGCGCGACGATTGCTCGACGATGGCGACGTGATCGCCGCCCGCATGCTTGCCTCGGCTGCCTATGACCAGGCAAAGCTGGCGGCGCAGTACGGCGAGCGGTTCAAGGCGGCCGAGAAGCTCGTCGGCAAGGCGAGGGCGCTGCAGGCAGATGCGCTGCTGATCGAGACGCGCGCGAAAATCAAGATCGCCCGTGAATGGGATGCTGCGCAGGAGGCCGGCACTGGCTCCAAGGGCGGGCGGCCAAAAACCGTTCCGGACGGAAACAGTTTCACGGCTGCAGACACCGGGCTGTCTCGCAAGGAAATTCATGAGGCGCGCAAGCTGGCGGCTGCCGAGGAGCGTGTGCCGGGCATCGTGGAACGGGCGATTCAGGCGCGGATAGAGGCAGGCCTTGAGCCGTCGCGCGCCAACCTTCGCGCCGCCGTCGGCACGGCCAGCGCAACGAAGGAAGAGCGCGGCGACAATCTCTATCAGACGCCAGCCGAGGCGATGCATACTCTGCTGGCACTCGAGAAATTTTCGTCTCTGGTGCTGGAGTGCGCCTGCGGCCGCGGCGCCATCAGTGGCAGGCTGGAAGAGGCCGGCTATACCGTCAGCCTCGCCGATCTCGTCGACTACGGCACGGCCGACCGTTTCGGCGAATGCCAGCGTGTCGAGGACTTCCTGACATCCGAAACCCTGCCGGAGCGGCCGGACATCGTCACCAATCCGCCCTATGGCGCGCTGCTGAACCGCTTCATCGCGCACGCGCTGAAGGTCCATCGGCCGCGCAAGATGGCGCTGCTGCTCAACCTCAACTTCCTCTGCGGCTTCGACGACGACGACCGCAACTTTGCCATGGACGAAAACCCGCCGGCGCGGATCTGGGTGTTCAAGCGGCGCCTGCCGATGATGCACCGCGACGGCTGGGACGGGCCGGAGGCGCAAAGCCGGATGAATACCGCCTGGTTCGTCTGGGAGCTCGACGAGGCTGAGGGCTACGGCAACGCGACCGAGATACGCCGCGTCGACTGGAAGGATTTCATGCCGGAGACCATGGCGGAGGCGGCGGAATGAGTGATCTCCTGCCAATCCTCGAAGGCCTGCAGGCCGCTCAAACCGACGCCGAGAGGGCGCGCTGGCTGCTGGCCGCGCCACCCTCGACCATCCTCGAAGAGCATCTCGAAATTCGCGCCATTGTTGCAGCGGCTGGCTTTGTCGCGGGCCTGACGGCAGTCGCGGCCGAGATCTCGGCGCTCTGCGCAGTCCGCGACCGGCACGGCTACACGCCGGACACCATCATCATGTCGCGCAACATCGCCCGCGCCGATCTCGCGGTGATCGCCTATCAGCAAGAGGAGAACAGGACATGTCGGTAGTGGGATTTGGCCGCGTCATGCCAGCGGATCGCGTTCTCGCCAAGATGCCGCAGTCGATGCAGCGCGAAGCCGCATTGCTGGCGGCCGAGACAGGTGCGGGTTTGCCGGGGGCGAAGCCTTTGACGGCCGTTCACCCCAAGCTCGACGAAGGCATGGTCGATCTCGGTCTTTCGGATCTCGGTGGCCGGATTGGCTTCGATCTCGAGAAGCTGCTCGACGGTCGCCTGCTGGTGCAAGGCGCATCCGGCGCCGGCAAGAGCTGGACCTTGCGGCGGATCCTAGAGCAGACGCACGGAAAGGTGCCGCAGATCATCATCGATCCGGAGGGGGAGTTCCGGTCTTTGGCCGAACATTTCGACTTTCCTGTCCTCGATGGCGCGCGTCTCGATGCGCATGCGCTGGCGATTGCCGCGACGCGGGCGAGGGCGCACCGGCTCTCGGTGCTGCTCGACTTGTCGGAGGTTGACCGGGAAGCCCAGATGCAGGCGGCGACGGCCTTCATCAACGCGCTGATCGATGCGCCGCGCGAGCATTGGACGCCGGCGCTTGTCATGATCGACGAGGCGCATCTGTTTGCGCCCTTCGGCGGCCAGTCTGTGGCGCCATCGTCCGTCAGGAAGGCGGCGACCATCGCCGTCACCGATCTGATGAGCCGGGGCCGCAAGCGCGGGCTCGCCGGCGTGTTGGCGACGCAGCGCCTGGCGCGTCTCGCCAAGTCCGTTTCGTCGGAGATGCTGAACTTCCTGATCGGTCTCAACACGCTCGATCTTGATATCCGCCGTGCGGCGGAAACGATCGGCTGGGACGCCCGCAAGGCCTTCGACCGGCTGCCGATGCTCGCGCCTGGCGATTTCGTCGCCAGCGGGCCGGCATTTTGCCGGTCGCCGGCGGTGCTCCGGATCGGCCCGATCGTCACTCGCCATATCGGCGCGCGACCGGAGATCGCCGCACCACAGGCAGTCGACGCCGGCGGGGCTGCAGCCCTGATGGATCTTGAGGCGCTGATGGCGGCAAGCGAGGAGGACGCAACGCTGCGTGGCGAGGCAGGCCTGCCTGCCGGCACGAAGGCTGTACGCGGCTTCATCCGCGACCCTGCTTTTGGAGACACCGGCCTGATCTGGGGCGCTCTGCAGCCGCTAGCACCTGAAGGCGCGCTCGTCTTCGACCTGGCGAAGCATCTGAAGGTCGGCGCTGAGCGCGTTTTCGCGGCCCTGGCGCTACTCGACCAGTTCGGCGTGATCGAGATCTCGGAGACGGCAGACGGCAAAGCCGCCCGCGTGGCCAACGACATGCGTGGAGGACGGTGATCATGAGCCTCAAACCTGTTTCCTTCAGCAAGCCGCTGGAACATTTGCCGCGCCTGTCGAAGCCGTATGTGCCGGGCAAGCAGGACGCGCGCTTCTGGACCGACACGGAACTGACCGTCATCCGCACCTACTACGTCTCCGGCGGCGCCGGTGCCTGCATGGCGCACCTGCCGGCGCATCGGACCATTTCCGGCGTCTATCAGCAGGCAAAAAAACTCGGCCTCAGCGGCGATCCGAACAAGCCACGCAATAGCTACAAGTCGACGCCGGAACTCGACGAGCGGATCCGCGAAGAATGGGTGAAGCTCGACGGCCGCAAACGGGGCGAAGTCGAGGATCTCGCCGCCCGCTTGTCTGTGCCACGCTGGTGGCTGACGAAGCGCGCGACGAAGCTCGGGTTGACGATCGCGCACAAGAAGGAACCGCCATGGACAGCGGTCGAGGACGCCCTCATGCGGCGGGTTCCTCTGCATGATCCGGACAAGTGCTCGGACATCTTCCGAGAACACGGCTTCAAGCGCTCACCGACGGCAATCGTCGTGCGCGCCAAAAGGCTGGATTTGTCGCGCCGGGCAACGCGTGAGGAACTATCCGCTACCCGTGCCGCGAAGATCCTGGGTGTCGACGGCAAGTGGGTGACCGGGCGGATCCTCGCGGGCGAGCTGCGGGCGACGAAGCGTGACGACAAGCGCCTGCCGCAACAGGGCGGCCAGTCATGGGACATTCGGCCGGAGGATTTGCGCCGCTACGTCATCGATCACCTTGAGCAGGTCGACTTGCGCAAGGTCGACAAGTTCGAGTTCGTGGCCTTGATAGCCGGAGAGGGCGCGTGAATGGCGCAACAGCCGACGCTCTTCGAAGGCTCAAAGCGGCTCGTCTATGACGATGCAATCGAACTGACGCTGCAATCGATGCAGGCCTATGGGCCTGCGCACGAACATTGGGGGATTGCCTGGTCGGGCGGAAAGGACAGTACGGCGACGCTGACGCTGATCGTCCATCTGCTCGATACCGGGCGCCTGCAGCCGCCGAAGAGCCTGTCTGTGTTCTATGCCGACACCCGGCAGGAGTTGCCGCCGCTGGCGATCTCGGCAGAGGCGATCATGCGGCAGATGGAGGAGCGTGGCATTCGCTGCGAGGTGGTGCGGGCGCCGCTCGACAAGCGCTTCCTCGTCTACATCCTCGGCCGGGGCGTGCCGCCGCCGAACAACAACACGCTGCGCTGGTGCACCCGTCAGATCAAGGTCGATCCGATGACGCAGGCGCTCGCCGATCGCCTCGACAGGCTCGACGGCAGCATCCTGATGATCACCGGCGTTCGACAGGGCGAAAGCGCCATGCGCGACGGCCGCATTGCAATGTCGTGCGGCAAGGACGGGGCTGAGTGCGGGCAGGGCTGGTATCAGGAGGTGCTGCCGCAATCGAAGGGCATTCGCGGCCGAATAGCGACGCTTGCGCCATTGCTGCACTGGCGGGTCTGCAACGTCTGGGATTGGCTGCGGATCTACGCGCCGATGCGCGAGTACGGCGGATGGGCGACGGCCGCGATCGCCGACGCTTATGGCGGCGACGAGGCTGAAGAGGTCAATGCCCGCACGGGCTGCAACGGTTGCCCGCTGGCGAGTAAAGACAAGGCGCTCGATGCCGTCATTGCCTCGTCGCAATGGTCCTATCTCGCGCCACTCAAGCGGCTGAAGCCGATCTATCGCGACCTGCGCAAGCCGCATAATCGCCTGCGCAAGGCGGGCATCGAGCGTCTGAAGGACGGCAAGGCAGCGGCCAATCCGCAGCGCATGGGACCGCTGACCTTCGAGGCGCGCTTGTGGGCGCTCTCCGAGATCCTCGTCATTCAGGACGAGATCAACGCCGCGGCGCGCGCAGCCGGCCGGCCGGCGGTCGACATCCTCAATCCGGAAGAGGAAGCGCGGATCCGCGAGCTGATTGCCGCCGGTACCTGGCCGCAGGGGTGGGACGGCGACGAGCCGACTGCCGACACACCCATGGATACCGTCTTTTCCGACGGATCCGTGCAGCCGTTGTTTATTTGAATGCGGGGGACGCAATGAGCATCAAGATTATGTCGCAGCTCTTCGAAGCGCAGCTCGGATCGGCAAGCCGGAAGATGCTGGCGGTGCGGCTCGCAGACTTCGCCGATGACAAGGGGAAGGGCATTTGGCCGACTGTCGCGCGGCTATCGCGTGAGACCGAGCTTTCAGAGCGCCAGGTGCAGCGCATCTTATCCGAATTCGTCGACGAAGGGCTCCTCGTCGTCCGTTCGAAAGGCGGCGGGAAGCACGGCGCAGGGACGCGCTACGACTTCGACATGGCGGCGATCGCCCGCCTGGAAGCGTCGAAGGAGGAGCCGGAACAGACGCCAGAAAAAGCGGCCGACGACGGGTGTCATGGTGTCACCCGTGACACTGAGTCACCCGTGACATCGGAGATAGCGACGGGTGACTCAGTGTCACCCCAGGGGTGTCACCATGTCACCCAAACCGTAATTGAACCACCATTAGAACCATCAATTGGGAGAGAGGGCGCGCGCGAGGCTGTTTCGGAAGAAAGCCAGACCGAGACGCCGCAGTCGATCGAGCGTTCCTTCCGACGCTGGATGCCGACCTGGCCGACGTTTGTCGGCGACAGCGTCGACGCTGCGCGGGCTGCCTGGGGCGCCTTGACTGCAGAGGAGCGTTCGGCGGCCGAGGCGCGCACTGGCGACTATCTCGAGGCGGCGAAGGCGGGCGGCCGCAAGACGATCTGCTCGATGGCGGTTTACCTGCGGGAGAAGCGCTGGGAGAAGCTGCCGGCGAAAGCCGCGACACCGCAGGGACCGACCTTTGCGGCGCCGTTCGGCAAGCTCTGGATGGCGACCCGCTTCGCCGATCTCTTCCGCAAGCCCTACGGGCAGGGACTGGAACTGAACCCGTTCGAACGCCGGCTGGCCGACAAGGTGCTGAAGCTGATCGAGGTCGGCGGAGAGCCGCCTGCGGACCTGACGAACATGGAACGCCAGATGCTCGCGGACGGTGATCCGGTCCGCTACCTGATGCGAGACAAGGTGCTGAGGCTTGGCTGGCCGATGGTCAACCAGATGCAGGAGCGGGCGCGCGATGGCAAGGGCTATGCCTGCCCGCCGGAGCTGATGCCCTTTGCCGAGGCCTTCCAGCAGGTGAAGCGCGACGGTGAACTCTTCGCCGCCTGGCGCAGCGAACACGGGCGCCGCGGCTGGCCCTTCCTGCAAGAGGGTCGTTTGCCGGACTGGATCTGGTTTCCACCGCTCCCGGATGGCGTCGACGACATGTTTGAGGGGCTGGTGCGATCCGCACTCGATCACTTCCACACTCAGATTTCCGATCATCTCGCAGCCAGGAGCAGGGGCAATGACGATGCAGCGTAAGATCTACCGAGGCACTCCCGTCATCATCAACGACGAGCGCATCGATCCCGCCCGCATGGCGAGGGCTTGGGTGAAGGACGAGATGCGTGAGATTCGCGCCAACATGCTGTCGATGGCGTCGGCGAATCAGCCCGGCGAAAAGGGCTGGTTCGTGCTGCAGGTTGTCAGCGGCCGTGAGAAGGCTGTGGAAAACCTTCTGCGCGAGAAGGGCGTGATGTCCTATTTGCCACTGGTACAGGGCGGCGTGAAGATGGTTCGCGGGCACAAGGTGAGGTCTCCGGAGCGGCCCGCCTTTGCTGGTTACGTGATGGTTTCCGTGGTGCCATCGGCGGCTGCCTTTGCTGGTCTCGTCAGCGTTCGCAACGTTGAGGACATTCTCGGCGGAGCGCAGAAGCCGCATCGCGTATCTGATGAAACCATGAGTCGATTCAAGATTATGCTCGGTGATTGGGCTGAAGCGACGGCGCGCGCAAAGGACTTCAACAAAGGTGACTGGGTGGAGTTCGACGAGGGGCCGTTCGCTGGCTTCAAGGGGCACATCGTCAAGCTGCGCAAGATGGTGCTGATCCGCGGCGAGAAGCCGGTGGCGGTCGAGGGCGTCGTAGAGGTCGATATCGGCGGCCGGGTCAGTTCGGTGACGACGCCTCTTGCGCTGCTCGTGAAATTATGAGTCTATCCGCCAGCGGGATGATCTGCTGAACCTGAGCAAACGTGAGGCGACAAGCCTCGGAGACGCCCACAAGATCGGGCCTCAACGGAAGGAAAACTTCCGCGTCGGTACGCCGGGCAGACCCCGCCCTGACCGCCCTCGACCATCGGGCGCCGACTCAGGGCAAGTGCGATAGCTTTGCCAACTCCGCATTAAGGCGGGCGCGCCTCAATCCCCGAGGGCGCCCGCCGCCTCGTTTCCCCCATCAACCTGTCGACCGCCGCCACATGGCCGGCGGGTCCTCCCCAGCCCTCGAGCGAAAGCGGGTGAGGCGGCAGCGCGGGATTTTGGGCTGTGAGTGGTTCCGGCGGGGTGCATGATTTCCTTGTTGTTGTTGTTATGAGCGAGCTGACCGAAAGCGAGATCCAAGCGCTGTGCGAACGCTATCCCTTGCCCGAAGGGGTGGAGGACTGCGTCATGTCGCGTGAGGAGCTGGCCGAGACGCTGCAGGTGTCGCTCAATACCGTCTCGTCCTGGCTGTCGAAGGGCATGCCGATGCTGCAGGAAGGCGGCCCGGGCAAGTCCTACGAGCTGCAGCTGTCGGCGTGCTTCGCCTGGCGCCAGGCGCAGAAGGCGGACGAGGATCTTCGCTCGGAGCGGGTCCGCAAGGCGCAACAGGCGATGCGGCTGGCGCTGACCGGCGGCTCGACTGGCGACACGATCGAGGCGCTCGACCCGAAGACGCGGCGAGAGATCCTCGCGGCGCAGCGAGAGCAGGAGTTGTTCGAGCGCGACCGCAACCAGCTGATGCGGCGCGACGACGTGCGCGACACGTTCGAAATCGTCTACGGCATCATCCGCGACCGGATGAACGCGGCGCCGGACATGATCGAGCGGAAGAACGCGCTCGAGCCGAAGCTTGTGCAGGAGCTGATCGATACCTGCGACGACATAGTCGCCGACGTGCGCAGCGCGATCGACCGGTTCTGGCGCGAGCGGCCGGTGCGCGAGGCAGTTCCTGAAAGGCGTGATCTGTTCGATGCGTGAGGCGCGGCCGTGGGAAAAGTTCCTGCCGCCGGTTCCGCCGCCAGCCTTCGCCGATCCGTGGGATCATGCCGCAGGGCCGGCGCTGTCGGTGTTGAACCCGGCGCGGCGCATCGACGTGCCGACCTGGGCCGAGCAAGGCGGGCGCAAGATCTCGACGGCCGCCGGCATGCAGGCCTGGCGCAACGACTTCGCGCCCTACATGACCGAGCCGTCGCGGATGGCGACCTCGAGGCGTTACCGGGCGGTCGCCTTCGCCGGGCCGGCGCGAACGGTCAAGTCGGAAAGCCTGATCCTCAACACGATCGGCCACCGGATCGCGTGCAATCCGCGCGACATGCTGGTGGTCTGCTCGACGCAGGACACGGCGAAGCAGTTTTCGGAGCGCAAGCTGGCGCCGATGATCCGCGAAAACAGCAAGCTCGCTGAGAAGCAGCTCGCCGGCCGCGGCGCCGACAACATTCACGAGAAGCGGTTCGCAGGTAACATGAACCTGCAGATCCGCTGGCCGGTGATCGGCTACTTCTCGCAGAACGAATATTTCGATGTGCTGCTGACCGATCTCGATCGCATGACGGATGATGTCGGCGGCGAAGGGGCGCCGTTCCTGCTGGCGCTGAAGCGCATCCAGCATTCCGGCTCGCAGGGCATCGTTATTGCCGAATCGTCACCGGGATTCGTGGTGACGGTCGATGACTGGCAGCCGACGACGCTGCATGAGGCGCCGCCCTGCGCAGGCGGCATCCTGCCGATCTTCAATACGGGGACGCGCGGCGGCTGGTACTGGACCTGTCCGCATTGCGGCGACCCGTTCCGGCCGCTGTTCGGGACGCTCCATTACGAGCGCAAGTCGACGCCGGGCGAATCGGCGCGCACCGTCGAGATGGTCTGCCCGAACGGCTGCTGCATCGCGCCGGACCGCAAGAACGAACTGAACCGGGGTGGCTTCTGGCTGCACGAAACGGCCGACGGGCAAAGCGCCGTGCCGATCGACGACCCGGATGTGCGCGACACCGACGTCGTCTCCTACTGGATGGAGGGGCCGGCGGCGGCGCTGCAGACCTGGCCGGAGCTGGTCCGGGTCAACGAGCAGGCGCGTCAGACGTTCGAGGAGACGGGCAGCGACAAGGACCTGAAGACGACGGTCTTCCAGGATCAGGGCCGCGCCTACCTGCCGCAGATCCGTTCGGTCGGGGACGCGCTCTCGGCGGAGACGCTTAAGGCGCTGGCCGAGGCCTATCCGATGAAGGTGGCGCCGGCGCAAACACGGTTCCTGACCTATCAGGTGGACGTGCAGCCGAACCGCTTCGTTGTCCAGGTCGATGCCTGGGGGCCGGGGCTCGAGCGCTGGCTGATCGACCGCTTCGACATCCATGAGCCGCCGTCCGGCGCGCCTGGTGCCGGCGAGCGGTCGATTGATCCGCCGCGCTATTACGAGGACTGGTCGGCGCTGTCGGTGCTGCTCGACAAGGCCTATCCCGTCGCCGGGTCCGGCTTCGCGCTGCTGCCTCGGGCGATCGTCGTCGACCTGCACGGCGCCAAGGGCACGACCGATCACGCCTATCACTGGTGGCGGCACCAGCGGAAGGCGGGCAATTCCGGGCGCTGCTACATCCAGCGCGGCCGCGGCGGCACGGAGCGCGACCGCGCCGTCTACAAGGCGCCGGAAAAGGTGCAGGGCACGAAGAAGCGCCGCCGTTCGGACCTGATGCTGATCGAGACCGGCACGGATCCGCTCAAGGACGAGGTGATCATGTCGCTGACCCGCAAGGAGGCGGGGCCGGGCAAGTATCACCTGCCGGAAACGCTTGCAGCCTCGGCCTTCGAGGAATTCTGTGCCGAGGTCAGGACCGACGAGGGCTGGCGGGAGCGGAAGAGCGGACTCCGCAACGAGTCGCTCGACCTCGCCGTCTACGGCAAGGCGCTGGCGATCGTGCTCAAGGCGGAGACGATCACCTGGTCGCGGCCGCCGATGTGGGCCGCGCCGCTGGAGAAGAACACCTATGCGGTGAAGCTCGGCGCGGCCGTCTCTTCGGAGGCGGGTGACCAGCCAACGCCGCCACCCGCGCCCGTCGTTGCGAAGCCGAAGCCTGCGGTCGCGCCGCGCCGCCGCGTTCGCCGCAGTTCCTGGATGAGTTGAGGAGGATCTGGAGAAATGAAGAGGCTTCTCTGTTGGCTAGGTATTCACAAGCACCCGAGGCACTCCGTTAAGAACCCCGGTTATCCTCGTTTTGGCGCATGCGCGAGGTGCGGACGGATAGCGAGGCCGCCGTCCGCTTAATGCCCAGGCCTAGCTCGCGACTGAGAACCGGCCGGGGCCGCAAAAGCGAATCCATGCCGGCGAAGCTGGCAAGGCGGGATTTCGTTTCCTCGAGGAGGTTATCGGGCATGAGGGCGATGGCATGCGGCCTGATCGTGGCCTGGTTTGCGGCGGTTCCTGCCGCAGCAGCGAAAGTCGAGTTGGCGAAGCCGGAGACGCGGGGCGCTCCGGCCGCGCGATTGCCGATCGAACCTGACATGTCCTGCATGCGGCCGCCGAAGGTCGACACGCCGCAGCAATGGATCGTCTGGACCATTCGCGCGGCCGACGGGACCGTGCTGGCGATAGGCGCGACAGAAGTCGTCCGGCAGCGCTGCTGATGGGCTGGTCGGCGATCCCGTTGGCGGTCACGCTGGGCTCGCTCGGCCTGATCGGCTGGTATCTCAGCCGGTCGCTGATCGGCCTGTTCGAGCTGATCGCACTGCTTGCTCTTTCGAACATCTGTCTCGGCGCCTGGTTGATCTGGGCGCTGGCGACTTGAAATCCGCGCCCGGCGGTCCCGGGTCAATCAAAGGAGAAGACGCATGAGCGCACCCACTGTTCGAGCAAAATTCATGTGCAGCGGCAAGGAGGGAACGACCGTTTTCCTTCACGCCGTCTATTCCGAGGACATCCAGTCTGAGGGCGGTCGCTTCACCAAGGCCACGCCCTGGGGTGAGTTGCGGATGAACGTCGACAATCCGGCCGCTGCGATCCAGTTCGAGCCGGGCAAGTCGTACTACCTCGATTTCACGCCGGCCTAATCAATACCCGCAGCGAGCGGACCCTCAAGCGCTTGCCGGCTTGCCGGTATGGAAGGGTCGAGGATCGGGACGAATAATGCCCGATCCGGCCGGACGGCAAGGCTTGATAGCCGTCCGGAGATTTCATTCATAGGCGAGGGCGCATCTGATGGCGGACACGGTCGAGACTTTGACGGCGCGGCGCACGGCGATCGTGAAGGCGCGCGATTCCGGCGTGCTGACGGTCAAGCACGGCGACGAGCTGACGACGTTCCGCTCGCTTTCCGAGATGAACCGGATCATCGGCAATCTCAATGCGCAGATCGCCGCCCTGCAAGGCAACCAGAAGAAGCGCGTGCGCTACGCCTACCAGTCCGGAAAGGGTCTTTGATCGATGGCTGACGCCAAGCCGAAAATCCGGATTGCTGCCGGCCGCCGGGAACTCGCGGCCAGCGTCGCCATGACCGGTGCGCCGTCGCTGCGCAAGCACGGCTTCGATGCCGGCCGCTCGTCGCGCCGGCTGAAGGGCTTCACGTCGACGACGCAGGAGATCAACCGGCAGATCCGCTCCTATGGGCGGACGGTCGTCGCCCGCTCGCGCTACCTGTCGCAGAACAATCCCTATGCGCAGCAGGCGAAGAAGGTGTTCGTTTCGGCGCTGGCCGGCGCCGGCATCAAGCCGTCGTCGCTGAACGCGGATGCCGCCTTCAAGGCGAAGCTGCAGGAAGTCTGGCTCGACTGGTCCGACGAAGCCGACGCCGACGGGCTCACGGATTTCTACGGGCTGCAGGCGACGATCGCCTCGGAAATGTTCGATGCCGGCGAGTGCTTCGTGCGGCTCCGGGCGCGCCGCCCGGAAGATGGCCTCGTCGTGCCACTGCAGCTGCAGCTGCTGCCGTCCGAAATGCTGCCGCTCAACGACAACCGCATGCTCGGCAACGGCAACTATGTGCAGATGGGCGTCGAGTTCAATGCCATCGGCAAGCGGGTCGCCTACTGGTTCCTGCGCCAGCACCCCGGCGCCGACCAGGTGAACTTCCGCCAGGGTTTCGCCGGCGAGCAGGTACGGGTGCCGGCCGAGGAGGTGCTGCACCTCTTCGATCCGACCGGCTTCGCCGGCCAGATCCGCGGTATTCCGCACACGCTATCGGCAATCGTCACCGCGGCGATCCTCGACTGCTACGACGACGCCGAACTCGAGCGCAAGCGGGTCGCGGCGCTGTTCGGCGGCTTCATCAAGACCGAGCTTGGCGACGACCCGACGCCGCATCCGCTGGCCGAAGGGATCGAGGCCGCGCAGGCCGCCGGCAACGATTCGGCGATCGCCATGGAGCCCGGCGCCTTCCTCGATCTCGATCCGGGGCAGGACGTCACCTTTTCTGAGCCGGTCGACGTCGGCGGCAATTACGAGGCGTTCCAGTATCGCAACCTGTTGCGCCAGGCGGCCGGCTACGGCGTGCCCTATGCGGCGATGACCGGCGACCTCAGGCAGGCGAATTACGGTTCGATCCGGGCCGGCCTCGTCGAGTTCCGCCGCCGCATCGAGGCGATGCAGCACGCGGTGATGGTGTTCCAGTTCTGCCGACCGGTCTGGCGGCGCTTTGTCTCCGACGCGGTGCTCGCCGGTCGCTTGCCGGTCAGTCCGTCGCAATATGCCGCCGATCCGCATCCCTTCAGGCGCGCGAAATGGATCGCGCCGCGCTGGGACTGGGTCGATCCCTACAAGGACCGCCAGGCGGAAAAGCTCGCGGTCGACGCCGGGTTCAAGGCACGCTCCGACGTGATCGAGGCCGAGGGCTACGACCCGGAGGAGACCGATCGACGGATTGCCGCCGACCGAGCGCGCGAGAAGGAGCTGGGTCTGAGCTTCGCGCCGGCGAAAGCGCCGGTCAGCACGCCGTCCGCCAGGGAAGACGACGAAACCGAGAAAACCGGAGACAAGACCGATGGCGCATGAGATCCGGCGCGTGTTGCGCGCCTTTGCGGCGCAGCCCTGGTTCATGGACCCGCGCAAGGCCGAGCAGATCGTCGCGATGCTGGAACTGCGCGCGCTCGCCGGGCCGCGCACCGAGGCGTTCCGCAAGGAAGCCGGGCCGTTGCGGCAGGAGGTGCGCACGACGAAGGGCACGGTCGCCGTCCTGAACCTGTTCGGGCCGATCGCGCCCCGCGCGGAAGCGCTCGAGGATGTGTCGCAGCAAGCGGCGCTGATCGTGCCTTTCCAGAACGCGTTCCGCGAATCGGCGGCGGATCCGGCGCTCGCCGGCATCATCCTGAATATCGATTCACCCGGAGGCCGTGTCGATCTCGTGCCGGAAACGGCAGCGATGATCCGCAAGGCGAAGCGCGAAGGTCGGCCGATCGTGGCGATCGCCAACACCCTTGCGGCCTCGGCCGCCTACTGGATCGCGTCGGCCGCCGACGAGCTGGTGGTGACGCCATCCGGCGAGGTTGGTTCGATCGGCGTCTATGTGCTGCACCAGGACATTTCCGAGCGGCTATCCGCCGAGGGGATCCGCATGCAGTTCATCTCCGAGGGCGCGCGCAAGACGGAAGGCAATCCGTTCGAGCCGCTCACCGAGGAAGCGACGGCCGCACTGCAGGTGAACGTCCGTTATTTCTACGATCTCTTCGTCGCCGACGTCGCCAAGGGGCGACGGGTCGCGGAAAGCGTCGTGCGGGCCGACCCGGAAAAGGAAGGCAAGCATTTCGGCGGCGGCCGCGTCTATCCGGCGAAGGAGGCGGTGCGCCTCGGCATGGCCGACCGGGTCGCAACACTGGACGAGACGATCGCGCGGCTGATCGGCGGCGGCCCGCAGTCGAGCAGTAGCCGTCGCGCCGCGACGGAGCGGCGGCGCGTCCTCTGAATTTCTAATCGGACCACCCGCTGCGCCGGAGGCGGGAGCAAGGTCCTTTCTTCCTGCCGGCTTTCCCTCGAAAAGGAGACCATGATGGCCCATAAACTGGCCGATCTCCGCGCGAAGCATAAGGCCTTCAAGGAAGAAGCCGATGCCATTTTCGCTGCGGCAGAAACTGCGGGCGCCGAACTGACCGACGTCCAGGATCAGCGCCTCGTTACGATCAAGGGCGAGGTCACCAAGCTCGAGTCCGAGATCGACGCGGAAATCGCCGCGCTCGAAACGACGGACAAGCCGAATTCTGCGGCTGACGTCGAGGCGGAGCGCAAGCGCGCCGGCGACATTCTTGCGGCCTGCAAGATGGTCGGTAAGACCGAGCGGGCAGCGGCCTTCATCACCGAAGGCAAGTCGCTCGCCGAAGTCGTCGGGGTGCTGCAGTCCGAGCGGGCGACCGAGTCCGACAAGAATCCGACGGATCCCGGCAATCCGGCTCGCCACGGCAAGGCCGAGGCCAGCTGGGACAAGGCCGTCGCCAAGCACAACCAGCGCAACGGCTTCAAGTAAGCCCTCGCGTCCGAACTCTTCCCCTCCATAGCGGGCGCGCCCGCCTTTCATGAAGGATCATCATCATGCCCGTTTTTACGGAAGCCGCGCACACGGCTGAATTCATCCTGTCCGAAGCCAACGGCCACCGCTCGCGCGAGAGCGGCACGCTTGCTTCCGGCCAGGATCTCGCTGCCGGCACGGTGCTGCAGGATAATGGCGCCGGCAAGCTCGTCGCCTTCGACGCCGACACCAATACGGCCGGCGACCTGGTCGACGAGGCGGTCGGCATCCTGCTCGCCGCCGGCGACGCAAGCGATGGCGACATCGAGGTCGCCTATATCGCCCGCGACGCCGAGGTGAACCTGAAGCTTCTCACCTATCCGGCCGAAACCACGGCCGGCGGTCAGGAGGCCGACACGATCGCCTCGCTGAAGCTGCTCGGCATCATCGCCCGCGACTGATCGGTCGCGGGCCTCTCCCAATCCACGATTGCCGCGTCGCGGCTCTTCTAAAACAGGAGCATTCTTATGCTTGATATCTTCAAGGACGACGCATTCGGCGTCGTGGAACTCACCGGCACGATCAACAAGCTGCAGTTCGTGCCCGGCCGCCTCGGCCAGATGGGCATCTTTACCGAGCGAGGTGTACGCACGACCTCGATCGCGATCGAGGAGAAGGGCGGAGTCCTTGCCCTCGTCGCGCCGAGCGCGCGCGGCGGTCCCGGTTCGACGCTCGACAAGGTAAAGCGGAAGATTCGCTCGATCGCCGTCCCGCATTACGAGATCAACGACGCCGTCATGGCGGAGGAGGTCCAGGGTGTGCGCGCCTTCGGCTCGGAGAACGAGCTGGAGACGGTAATGGGCAAGGTGGCGGAGCGGATGGGTGACCACACCGTTTCCTTCGCGGCGACGCAGGAATATGCCCGCGTTGGCGCCTACAAGGGCATCGTCACCTATGCCGATGGCTCGACGCTGAACCTCTTCACCGAGTTCGGTGTGTCGCAGCATGCCGAGATCGACTTCGATCTCGATGCTGCCAGCCCTGCTTCCGGCGTGTTGCGTAAAAAGTGCGCCGGCGCGGTGCGCGACATCGCCGATGCGCTCGATGGCGTGCCGTTCTCCGGCGTGCACGCGCTTTGCGGCAACGCCTTCTTCGACGACCTGCTGGCGCATCCGGAAGTCGTCGAGAGCTACCGCGGCACGCCGATGGCGGAGGTGCTGCGGCAGGGCTACGTGCTCACTAATGGCCAGAAGATCTACGGCGCCTTCGAGTTCGGCGGTATTCTCTGGGAGAACTATCGCGGTACGGTCGGCGGCTCGGCCTTCGTCCACACCGACAAATGCCACCTGGCGCCGATCGGCGCGCCGGGTCTGTTCCTCTCCTACTACGCGCCGGCCGACTACATGGAGACGGTCAACACGATCGGTCAGCGTCTCTACGCGAAGCAGTACGACATGCCGAACGGCAAGGGCATCAATCTCGACACGCAGATGAACGCCCTTGAACTCTGCACCCGTCCGAACGCGCTCATCCAGGGCAAGCGCACCTGATGATCCGCCTGTGGACGGCGCCCCGCTGGTGGGAGGGCGAGACGGTTTTCGTTCTCGCCAGCGGTCCGTCCGTCAACGCACTCGATCTGTCGCCCCTGAAGGGGCGGCGGGTCATCGCGGTGAAGTCCTCCTGGATCACCTGGCCCTCCGCCGACGTCCTGTTCTTCGCCGACGGGCGCTGGTGGCGGGATCCGGCGCTGAGGCCGAAAGGCTTCGACGGGCTGATCGTCTCGACCGCGATGGAGATCGGCGACGCCCGCGTCAAGCTGATGAAGAAGATCCATCCGGACAGGCTGGCAGAAGAGCCGCATACGGTGGCGCTGGCGCGCACCTCGACGACGGGGGCGATCAATCTCGCCGTGCATTTCGGCGCGAAGCGCATCGTGCTTCTCGGTGTCGACGGCAAGGTCGCGCCGGACGGCACGCGCCATTGCCACAGACGCGCCTGGCCGTGGGCGCTCAAGCCCGGCTGCTTCGATCAACAGGCGGCGGAATATGCCCGGATCGCGCCGAGCGCCGAGCGCCTCGGCGTCGAGATCCTCAATGCCAATCCCGACAGCGCAATCGATGCCTGGCCGAAACGGCCTTTCGTGGAGTGTCTATGAAACGGTCCATTCATATCGGTTTCGATCCTCGCGAGGCGGATGCCTTCGCGGTGGCGCGACAGTCGATCCAGCGGCGGCTGACACAGCCGATCCCGGTTCAGGGGCTGGTGCTCTCCGACCTCGTCGCCAAGAAGTATTACTGGCGCCCGACCTCGCGTCGCGACGGGCGGTTGTGGGACGAGATTTCCGAGGCGCCGATGGCGACGGAATTCGCCTGCTCGCGGTTCCTGATCCCGCATCTCGAAGGCTATGACGGCCTGGCGCTGTTCATGGATTGCGACATGCTGGTGCGAACCAATCTCACGCGGCTGTTCAAGCTCTCAGATCCGGCAAAGGCGGTGATGGTGGTCAAGCACGATCACCAGCCGACGGCCGCGACGAAGATGGACGGCCAGCTCCAGACCCGCTACGCGCGCAAGAATTGGTCGAGCGTCATGCTCTTCAATTGCCGCCATCCTTCCAACCGGGCACTGACGCCGGATCTCGTCAATTCGGTTCCCGGCCGAGACCTGCACGCCTTCTGCTGGCTGAAGGACGAGGAGATCGGCGAACTCGACCAGAGCTGGAACTATCTGGTCGGCCATTCGAGCCCGGAGATCGAGCCGGATATCGTCCATTTCACCGATGGCGTGCCGTCGATGGCCGGCTATCAGGACTGCGAATACGCGCAGGAATGGCGCGACGAGCTGGAATGGTGGGCGGCATGACGATCCTGCTGTTCGACATGGACGGGGTGCTGACGGCGCCGCGGCAGCCGATGACGGCCGAGATGGCGGATCTCATCGTCGCGGCGACGGCGCTGCGCTACTGCTACATCGTCACCGGCAGCGATTACGCGAAGGTTGCCGAGCAGGTTCCGAAGAGTGTCCTCGACCGGCTCACCGGCGTCTTTGCCTGCGCCGGCAATGAATACTGGTCAGGCAGCGAGCCCCTCGCGCGGCGCCCGCATGAATTTCCCGTCGAGATGTTTTCTGCGATCGACGCGCTGATCGATGCCAGTTCCTATCCGATCAGGATGGGCGGTCACGTCGAGCATCGTTCTCGTATGCTAAATGTCTCTGTTGTCGGTCGCCGAGCGGATCCCGACCAGCGGCTGGCCTATGCGCAATTCGATCGCGAGGCCGGCGAGCGGCTGGCGATCGCCGCGACGATCATGACGCTCTTTCCTGCCTATGATGCGACGTGCGGCGGCGAGATCTCGATCGATATCGTTCCGAAGGGGTGTGGCAAAGAGCAGGTCGCTGCGATGCTGCCGCTATCATCTGGACCCGTCTATTTCTTCGCCGATCAGCTGGATCCGGGCGGTAACGACTGGCCGCTCGCCTGCGAGCTGCGCAAAGAGTCGCCGGCAAATAGGAATTTCCGGGTGCGCTCGCCTGCGGACACGAAGGTTCTGCTTGAGGCGATGCTGCATCAGGTGGTCGCATGACGATCGTCGTCTCCGGTGGGTTCGATCCGATCCATCCCGGCCATGTCGAGATGATCCTCGAGGCGGCGATGATGGCGCCGGTGGCCGTGGTGCTGAATTCGGACGCCTGGCTGATGCGCAAGAAGGGCTACGTCTTCCAGACGTGGCAGGACAGGGCGGCGATCCTCGGCGCGATACGGGGAGTGGTCGGCGTCCATCCGGTCGACGACAGCGACGGCACGGTTTGCGAGGCGCTGCGGCGGCTGCGGCCAACCTATTTCGCCAATGGCGGCGACCGCACCAACACCAATACGCCGGAGTTGGCGCTCTGCTCCGACCTCGGGATTACCGCCGTGTTCGGCGTCGGCGGCGGCAAGATCGCTTCGTCGTCGGAGATTGTGGCGCGTGCGGTTGCTGTCAAACCGGAACGGTCAGATGTGCCGTCTGCTTAACACGCGGGCGCAGATCGCCAGATACCGGGAACGGGTGAGGGCTCAGACGCTCGCGTGGGCGCAAGGGCGTCCATACCACGAACCGGTCAACGACGAATGCTGTCCAGACTTCTCCTGCTGCATTCCGGAGATGTTCACTTGTGACGACGCGGAACGCTGGCAGCACTACCACAAAGAACATGGAGGCCGTCAGTGAGGACTTTTTGTGCGGTGTCGACCTTCAATGCGGCAGGCCTCGAACTCTACGGCCGGCGGATGGTCAGTAGCTTTCGCGAACACTGGCCGGAAGAGGTGGGTCTGCGGGTCTATTCCGAAGGATGGGGGCTGCTCGACTGCTGGGGGCCGGAGATCGTTCACCTTGCCTCGGCATCGCCCTGGTTGAACGAGTTCAAGGCACGGCACGGGCATCGCACCTTCCGCGACTTCCGCTGGGACGCGGTGCGCTTCAGCCACAAGGTCGCGGCGGTCTGCCATGCGGCTCGGACGATCGATGTCGACGTGCTGATCTGGCTCGATGGCGACATCGTCACCCATGCGAGCCTGACGATCGAGGACCTTGAAGGCTTGGCGCCGCGAGATGGCGAATGGATCTCCTGGCTCTATCGCCAGGACATGTATCCGGAATGCGGCTTCTACATGCTCGACCGCCGGCATCCGGAGCACGATCGGCTGATCGCCTCCCTCGAGGCGATGTACATGCAGGATCTGCTCTACGGCCTCGCCGAGTATCACGACTCCTACGTGCTGCGGCACGTCGTCGAGGCGGCCCGGGTGCCGTGGCGGTCGATCTCCGGCAAGGGCGGCACGACCTCGCATCCGCTGATCAACGGGCCGCTCGGACAATGGTTCGATCACCTGAAGGGCAACCGCAAGCGCGAGGGCCGGTCCCGGCCCGCGGATCTGAAGGTCGCGCGTTCGGAGGGTTACTGGAAATGAAGGAAATTCGCGGCATCTGGTTTCCGGACGGCGACACGCATTTCGTGGCGCAGCTGGCGCATAATCCGCTCGTTGACGGGCGCGGAACCTACCAGTTTCGCAAATATCAGGCGGCACTGCCGCATGTGAGCGAGCGCCGGCACGCCGTCGATATCGGTGCGCATGTCGGCCTTTGGTCGCGGGTGATGGCGATCGACTTCGCAAAGGTCACGGCCTTCGAGCCGTTCGCCGAGCATGTCGCCTGCTTCGAGCGCAACATTGCTGCCGACCATGTCAAGCTGCATGCCCTGGCGCTGGCGGAGAAGTCCGGCGAGTTGCGGCTGGCGCCGGCTGGCGGCAATAGCGGCAATGCGGCCATCGGCGACGAGGGTGAAGCGGTGAAGGCTCGCACGCTCGACAGCTTCCGGCTGAAGGACGTCGACCTGGTCAAGATCGACGTCGAGGGTTTTGAGGTGCCGGTGATCCTCGGCGGCGAAAAGACGCTGAAGCGCGAGCGGCCGGCGATCATCGTCGAGCAGAAGCCGAACGGCAGCGCCGAGCGCTATGGCCGCAAGACGCTCGACGCGGTGGATCTGCTGAAGAGTTGGGGCGCCGAGGTGGTGTTCGAGATCGGCGGCGACTTCCTGCTTGTCTGGAGAGACGGCGGGAAATGATCTTCCTCTGCGTCACGCCAGAACGGCAGCTGAAGACGCAGCGGATCATGGCGGCGCTGCAGCAGGGCTCCGGCGGCGGCGGTCGCCTCTGCCAGGGGTCGCCGCCGGACGGCCAGCCCTTCGTCGTCTGGGGGCAGCGCTGGCTTTCGGAGAAGATCGTGCCTCCGGCGGTCCGGCAGGGCACCGACTGGTGGTATGTCGACAACGGTTTTTACTGGCCGGCGAATGGTCGCCCGGTAGGCTATTATGCGATCACCTTCCGCGGCCTGACGCCGCTGTTCTTCGCCGACGCCGATCCGAACCGGCTGCCGTTCCGGATGGCTGGCTGGCGGCAGCAGCGCGGCGATCATGTGCTGCTGGCGCTGCCCGGCCAGCATTACGGCCGGATGCTCGGTCTCGACATGGCGGCATGGTCGGAGGACATCAGCTTCCGGATCATGGCGCACACCGATCGGCCGATCATCATTCGTGAGAAGGGCTGCTCGCGGCCACTCGCCCATGACCTGCAGCGCGCCTTCGTGGTGGTGACGCATTCGAGCAAGGTGGCGGTCGATGCGGTGGTTGCCGGCGTGCCGGCGATCGTCGCGCCGACCAATCCGGCCGCACCGGTCTGCTCGACCGAACTTTCCGAGATCGAGAACCCGAGAATGCCGGAGCGAGCGGCCTGGTGGGCATCGCTGATGGCGCAGCAGTTCACCCTCGACGAGATGCGCAAGGGCCTCGCCTTTGCGGCCATGCGAAAGATGAAGGACCGGATCGATGGATTACGCGGCGCTGCTCTTTGATCCGGCCTACACGATCTTCGGCGCCGAGGCGGTGCTGACGCTCGCCGACACGGCCGGAACGGAAGTGCCGGTGACGGTGATCGACAAGACGGCAGGCCTGCCGATCGGCCCGAATGTCGAGATTGGCACGGTGGTGCCGGGCGCGATGCTGCGCGCAGCCGAACTGACCTCGTCGGGACACAACCGCGACGACCTCGACGAGGCGGTGATCGCCTTCAACGGCAATACCTGGCGGATCGCCAGCCACCATCCGAAGCCGGTCCCGACTGGTGAATCGAACGGTGAGTTCGTGCTGATTCTGGAGCTTGCCAATGGCTGACCCGCGCGAACTGATCCTTGCCCGGCTGGCGGTGGTCGCCGCGACGGTCGAGGACATCCGCAAAGTAAAGCGGAACGAGTTCAGCCAGGACGAGACGGTGCTGCCGCTGGCGGTGATCCTTGACGGCGACGAGACGGCCGACGAGCGCGACCCGGTCTCGCGGCCGCCGACGGCGCCGCGCATCATGACGATGACGCCGGAGATATACCTGATCGTTGCCGACAAGGCGACGACGGTCGGGACGAAGGTCAACCTGATGCGGTCGCGCTTCATCAATGCCGTCGCCAACGACGCCGAACTTGCGGCGCTGACGAAGGATCGCGAGGGCGGCCGCTACGAGGGCGCGGCCTCCGGCCTGTCGCGTGGCCGGTCAATGATCGGGGAGGTGGGGCTGTCCTTCTCGTTCCGCTACGTGCTTCGCCCCGGAAGTATCTGACGCCGGCATCGCCGGTATTTTCTCACCTCAAAAGGAGACCGAAATGCCTGCATCTCCCAGTGTTGACAACTATTTTATCGGCAAGGGCGTCTGCTTCTTCACGCCGACCGGCGGTGTCGAGCGCGACCTCGGAAACGCACCGGAGGTCGAACTTACGCCGGCGGTCGAAAAGCTCGACCACTTCTCCTCGCGCACCGGAACACGCACCAAGGACCGCTCGATCGTCATCGAAAAGAGCGTGACGCTCCGCATCGTGCTCGAGGAAATCACCGCCGAAAACCTCGCCATGCTGCTGATGGACCAGGACATCACGACGGCAACCGACGGCACCAAGACGCTGCGGATCCTGAAGGATACGGAAATCACCGGCGCGTTCCGCTTCGACGGCAGGAACGACGTCGGCAACAGGATCGACATCAACCTGCCCTCGGTCTCCTTCGGTCCGACCGGCTCCTTCAACCCGATCTCCGACGAATGGGGCCAGATCGAGATCACCGCGGAAGTGCTGGTGACCGAATACACCGACGGCACCTCCGACTTCGGCACGATCACCGTCACCGACGCGGCTTGATTTCGCCCGGCCGGTCGCCGCCTTGGCGGCGGCTGGCCTGTGCGGAGTTTTCCTCCCTCAACCCACCATAGGAGAGTGCCTGGATGGCCTCGTTGCTGGACATCGCCGACGCCGTGGAAACGGTTACGGTCGGCGACAAGAAAATCGAAGTGCGCGGAATCGACGGCTTCGCGATTGCCGGATTGCTTCTCCGGTTTCCGGAGCTGCGCAAGCTGATCAGCCGGGTGGCTGTCGATCCGATGGATCTGGTGGCGATCGGCGCCGACGTGGTCGGGGCAATCATCGCGGCGGGCTGCGGCTCTGCCGGCCAGACCAAATATGAAGACAAGGCGAAGCGGTTGCCGCTCGATGCGCAGCTCGATTTCCTGACAAAGATCATCAGGCTGACGATGCCGGGCGGTTCTGGCCCTTTCGTGGAAAAGCTGACGGCGCTCATGGCCGTCGTCGGTCAATCAAATACGGCGCCGGCTACGAAATCGCCGAGGGCATCGAAGCCCTGATCGCCATGGGCCACCCGCCTGCTGCGGTCTGGGCATACACGCCGAGGCAGATCGCCGGTTTCCTGCATTTCGCATCGATCCGCATCCGGAAGGAAAGAGCGGCCGAACTGGCGACCGGCTTCAATGCTGCGCGCGGCAAGCCCCAGGACGTGAAGACGCAGATCAAGGACCTGCAGAAGGATTGACGATGAAGATCGTTTACCGGGCCTTGAAGGGCGAGTTCGAGCAGGCGATGCGGGAGAAATACCAGCCGCTTGCCGAGGCCGGCCAGGAGACGATCCAGCGCGTCGCCGACGAGATTAAGAAACGCGGCCGAGCGCATATCTCGCAAGCGGGTTTTTCCAAGAAATGGCAGAACGCGCTGCGCGCCGATGTCTATCCGAAGCGCAAGGCGTCACTGAACGCGGCGACGCTGATCTATCACAAGATCCCTTATGCCGACGTGTTCGAGACCGGCGCGACGATCCGCGGCAAGCCGACGCTATGGCTGCCGCTGACATCGACGCCCAAGAAGATCGGCCGCTTCCGCATGACGGCGGAGCGATTCTCGAAAGAGATCGGCCCCTTGAGCTTCATACAGCGGCCGGGAAAGAAGCCGCTGCTGGCCGGCAAGATGGCGGTGAGCGATCGGCAGGCGGGCAGCGGTGATCTCGGAAAGGTGACGCTCGCGAAGCTCCGCAAGGGGGCGGCAGGCAGCGGCGTCGTCCGTGCCGTGCCGCTTTTCGTCGGTGTCGACAGCGTCAAGCTGCGCGACCGCTTCCAGATTTCGGAAATCATCGAGACGGAAGCGGACAAGATGGGCGAGATCTTCGTGCAAAGGCTGTCGGCGAAAGATGTCTAGTCCTTCATCATGTCGGACTGGCGCTGCTGCAGCCAGCCATAGGCCTCAAGCTCCTTGTCATAGCAGTGCAGAGCCATGCGCCAGTCGACCTGCCTGCCGTCTGCTTCCCACTTATGGACGCAGACGGCGAGCGCTGCGTGCATGCTGCCTGCGGACGCCTCGCCCTGCATGAGCTTCAGGACGGCGATCGCCGCCTGCTCCTGCTTCGTAACGCAATGGGCCTGCATCCGGTATTCCGGAGCCGGCCATTCTTTGGTGCAGAAAGCCTTAATGTCCTGCCAGGCATCGGCATGAGCCGTGCCGGCGGAGGCGACGAGCAACAGGACCGCCCACGCATATCGCATCGGTTTCGTTCTCCCTTCCGAACAGCGGAAGGATAATGGACCGGCATCTTCTGGTCGAATAATCAAATCGGATTAGCAAGCATGGCGCGCAAGACCATCAAGCAGCGGATTTCGCTCGACGGCGGCAAGGAGATAGAGGGCCAGCTCAAGCAGCTCGGCGAAGTCGGCGAAAAGGCGTTCGACAAGATCCGCAAGGCTGCGGCCCAGGCCGATTTCGCAAAATTCGGCAAAAGCCTCGACGCCTTCAGCCAGAGCCTGCAGACGGTCGGCAAGCGCCTGGCGCTCGCCTTCGCCGGCGCAACGACGGTTGCAACGGCTGCGGCGGCCGGTGTTGCTTCGCTTGCGAAGAGCGGCGCCGATGCTGCCGACGCGGCCGGCAGGGCGGCACAGGCGGCAGGTCTGCAGATCGACGCCTATGGGCGGCTGGCGTTTGCGGCGTCGCAGGCGAATGTTTCCTCGGAAGAGTTCGGGGCGGCGATGTCGCGCCTCAACCGCGCGATCGGCGAGGCGGCGGCAGGCGGCAAGGGAGCCGGCGAGAAGTTCGCGGCGCTTGGCGTATCGATCAAGGATGCGCAGGGGCGCCTGCGTCCGACAGAAGCCATCGTCCACGACCTGGCGAACGCCTTCTCCAGGATGCCGAACGGCGCGAAAAAATCGGCGGCGGCGATCGACCTGTTCGGCAAGTCCGGAGCACAGCTGCTTCCCTTCCTGAATGAAGGCAGGCAGGGTCTGATCGACCTCGGCGCGCAGGCCGAGCGGCTCGGCATCGTCTTCACGGCCGAACAGGCGAAGATCGCCGACGCGATGGGTGACACGCTCGACGAGGTGACGAGCGCGGCGCAGGGGATCGGCAACCAGATCGGCCTGCTGTTCGCGCCGACGATCACTGCCGCGGCGGCGCGCCTGCGCGACGTGCTGATCGAGAATCGCGAGGCGATCCTCGGCTTCGCGCGCAATCTTGCCGACACGGCCCTGCCGGTGATCGAAGACTTCATCTCGGCACTCGCCGGTGACGACGAGGCGGTGCGGAACGTCTGGATCCTTGAGTGGCGCGACGCAGCGGTCGATTTCGGCAAGTCTGTCAAGGCGGCATTCACCGACATCGTCATTCCGGCGCTCTCGGCCTTCAAGAAGGTGCTGGACACCGCGGCCGAAGGGATGCGGATCTTTACCGGCATCGACATTGGCGGCACGGGCCTGGCGATCACGCTGGCGCTCGGCCAGGCGACCGGCGCCTTCACGCTGCTCTACAATGCCATCCGGCTCGTGATTTCCGGGCTGCAGCTCTTCAGGGGGCACCCGGTCATCGCCGCGCTGTCGCTGATCGGCGCGGGGGCCGCCTATCTGTACGAGACGCAGAGCAATGCCGCCATTGCCGCCAATCGCCACAAGGAGGCGATGGATGCGCTCGACGAGGCGATTGCCCGGGTCAAGGCCGGCGTGCCCGGCGCGGCGGCCGAGTTCAACAAACTGGCGCAGGAGCATATCAAGGCGGCGCAGGCGGCGATCGAGAATGCGCGGGCGCAGGTCGAGGTGCAAAAACAGGCGCTGGCGGCCGCGAAGCAGAGCGCCGATCTTAGCGCCGTCGGCGACCTCGAAAAGCGGCTTGGCACCGACATCGACAATTCGCAGCGCAGGCTCGACGAGTTTCAGCAGCAGCTGAAGGCGCGCGAGAATGATCTGCTCCAGCTGCAGCAGAAGATCGCTTCCGCTTCCGGCGAGGCGGTGAAGGCGGCGGCCGAGCCGGCAAGGGCGACGGGCGCGGCTGTGGCCGAGGCGACGCAGAAGGTCGAGGAACTCGGCAAGACAATCACCGTGCATTCGTCCGATGGCGGCAAGCTGATCCAGCAGACGTTCACGCTGGTGGACGGCGTGGCGCGGGCTGCCGAGCAGAGCAAGACGGAACTCGACGGCCTCAAGGGCAGCGCCGAGGCGGCCGGGCAGGCGGTCAACGACGTTGCGACCGGCATTGTTTCCGTCCCCGATGCGCTGAAGGGCAAGGCGAGCCCGGCGCAGGCGTTGACCGAAGGCCTCGACGAGGCGCGCCAGCAGGTAACGACGACGCTTTCGGAAACGAAGGCCGCCGCGGAAGAAACGAAGCTCGGCGTCGATGCGCTCGGCGAGAGCTGGAAGGCGAGCGGCCAGGCGGCCGCGTCGGCCTTCGCCGGCGCGCCGGAGCAGACGCGCACCGCCGTCGACGGCGTCATCGCGGAAGTGTCGCGCGTGCAGCCGGCGGTTCAGTCGGCACTTGCCGGCGGCGTCAAGCAGGGCGAGGAAGAGGGTGCGGCAGTTTCCGGCATTGCCGACACGCTGGCGCAGCCGTTCGAGCAGGCACGCGATCGGATCGCCGCGGCGATGGCAGCGGTTACGCCGTCCGTGGCCGTGGCACTGACGACAGTGCAGACCTCGGCGGCCGAGATGGGTGTCGCGCTCGGCGATCAGCTGGTCGGTCCTTTCGAGGCGGCGGCCACGCGGATTGCGCAGATCCTCGAGCGCATGACGGGCGTGGTGCGCTCGCAGTTCGAGGCGACGCTGTCGACGGTGCGATCGATGACGACGCAGCTGCAGAGCGCGGTTGCTACGCTTGAGCAGCTGGCGGCGCGTGCCGAGGCAGCGGCCGCTCGCGCCCGGGCGGCGCAATCGAATGCGAGTGCTGGCGGCCTTGCCGATGGCGGTCTCGCGCAGCGCTTTGCCGGCGGTGGCCAGGCCCGCCACTTCGACCGGGGCGGCGGCGTCTCGGGGGCGGGAACCTCGACGAGCGACAGCATTCTTTCCTGGCTCTCCGACGGCGAGTTCGTGCTGCGCGCCGCGGCCGTGAAGAAATACGGCCTCGACCTGCTCTATGCACTGAACGGCATGCGCCTGCCGAAGGACTTCCTGAAGGGCTTTGCCGACGGCGGTGCGATCAATCTTTCCGGTGTCGTGTCGCGTCTGACCGACGGCATGCGCATGCCGCGCCTGGTGCCGGCCTTTGCCGATGGCGGCGCGGTGGCGGCTTCCGGCGGCCGGCCGGTGAACCTGACCTTCGAAGGGCAGACCTATCAGATGATCGCGCCGGAAGATGTCGCCGATCGGCTGGCGAAGCATCAGGCCCGACAGGGGCTTCGCAAGGCCGGCAAACGGCCAAGGAGGTAATGGACTTTGGCAAACGAGACGCTCCTCGTCCTGACCGGCATCGGGGTCGCACCCTATTCGGCGCGCGGCCTCGAGCAGACGCTGCAGCCGATCAACGGCGCCGGGCAGCTGCGCCGCACGATCAACGGCACACTGGTCGATCTGTCTGAGACGCAGCTGCAGAAATTCACGTCGACGATCACCGGCTCCGACCAGCTGGCGCCGGCGCTGAACGGTATCTGGCCGGGAAAGCAAGTGACTGTCGATTGCATTGCCGAGCTTTGCTATCCGACAGCGACCGGATCTCCCGATCGGCCGGTCGTCGGCGGATCCTCGCGGGTCGAGGGCACGATGACGTATTACCGGCCGCAGCTGACGATGCTGGTCACCGACTGGCAGACGCGCGAGGACGAATGGGGCAAGCAGGTCGGCTGGTCGTTGCAGTTGGAGGAAGTGTGAGTGGGCGTCTTAACTGAAATGCTGGCTTTTCGCGAGGCAATCGAATCCCGCATGCGTGCACTGAATCTGACCGGCGAAGTTTGCATCAACTCCTGCGGTTCATCGACGGCCTCATGGGTAGGTCAACCGAGCGACGATGATGTGATTATCGAAGTGCGAATTTCGAGAAAGACGCAAGAAGGCAACGCTGAATGACGACCTATTACTTCGCCTGGGTCGACGAGACGGACACCGTCTTCGACGTCGCCTATCTGCGCGAGGACGAGGACGTCCTTGCATTCGAGCTTTCTCATGCCGAGGGCGAGTTTGCGACGCTGACGATTGACGTCCGCAATCCGGAAGAAGGACTGCTGAACCCGTCGCGTCAGCAATGGGCGTGGCTGTCGGCCGACTTCGGCGACACGGCCGGCGGCCAGCCGCTGTTCTTCGGTCGGCTTGCCGGCATGCCGGAAGAGATTGTCGGCAATGTCGTGCGGCTGGCCTTCACGGCGCGACCGGCCGATTTCGCCGACGCAAAGGCGACGGCCGCGGAGGCGCTGAAGGTGGCGCCGTTCTGGGATCCGGTGTGGATCACGCCGGAGCTGGCCGACGATCCTGACGCGGTGCTTGAGGCGCGCTCGGCTTATTGGCATATCGATCGCGTCACGCATGCGATCACTGCCTCCGACGCGCTCGAGGCGGAGGACGGACTGATCGACCTTGCCGATGATGTCATTCGCGATTCGATCGAACTTTCCTTCGGAATGGCGCCGGCAACGCGGATCACCTGCGAGGCGACGATCGGCTGGGACCAGGCGGTTACTGGCACCTATGACCTGAAACCGGCGCTGCTGGCTGCCTTCCAGGCGGCGGGCACCCAGACGGCGAACGTCGTTTCGTCCTTCACGGGGCAGGGGCTGATGGAGGACTGGCCGAAGCCGGGCGCCAATATCGGCGGCGGCTGGTCGTTCGCGGAATCATCGATCCGCCGCGTCGATGGCTTCACCGTGCCGGCGGATTACCAGACGCAGATATTCTCGTCGCGCAACGGCTTCTTCGGTGGCCAGAAGGCAAACTGGCCATGCTGGAAGATGATCCCGGTGCTGACCGCGAAATATGACGTCAGCCGGTCGCGGCGTGAGGTGGTCCGCTTCACGCTCGTTGCCGATGCCCAAGGTTTCATCGCCGATCCGGACGAGATGGACCCGCTGACAGTAACGCTTTCCTCCGACCTGGTCGGCGAACCGATCGATCCGAGCGATGCGCTGCCGATCGGCTCCAGGCGCCGGCGCGCCTACTTTCCGACGGCGCGCGGGCTGCAATCGGTCGACTACCTCGTCGCGCTCTGCCGGGCGCGGTTGCGGGACCGCGCGCGATCTGTCGAGATTAGGGGCGAGACGCGGCTGATCAATGGCGTCGGATTCTCTTGCCGCAAGGCGCTCCGCGTCGAGGATGCGCGGCTGCCTGGCGGTGCGGCGACGGGCAAGATCATCTCCTATTCGCTGGCGATGGACGGCGACAGCGGCGAGGCGATCGCATCCTTCATCATCGGCTGCTCCGTCGGCAAGGGAAACGCGATCTCCGAGGCGACCGGGACTCCGACTTATGTCGAGGACGGCTATGTCGAGACAGGCTACCAGCGCTATGCCGGCGCCTCCTCAAGCGTCGTCTCCGGCGAGGTGACGGTCACCGATTTCTCCAACATCCCGCCGAACGACGACGGGCTCGATTTCGACAGCCTGACGGAGGCGCAGGTCATCGACGAGATCACGGTGATCAACGGCGAGGCCGACCAGCGGGCGCTGATCGGCGCCTTCGGCTCGACGCTCGACGAGACCGGCGATGCGCTCGACCAGGCCTATACGGAAGTCGACCTGACGCTGCATCCGATCTCCAAGGGGCCATTTGAGACGGTCTACGAGATCACCGTCAGCGCGCTGGCGCTGCCGAAGACGATCGATCTGGAGGCTGCGTAAATGGGATTCGGCGCCGGTTACGGCTGGAACAATTCTCCCGACGACGGTCGCGGCGAGCGCTTCCTGGCGCGGCTGCTGGCGCGCAAGCCCTCCGAGGACGAGGACGCCGAGGCGCATGTTCGCTGGGGCAAGCCGTCGCGCTTCGTCCAGGCGATGCGCGGGACGCAAAAATTCCTGCCGACGATCGAGATCGTCAACTGGCCCGACTTCCCCGACGAGGGCGAGGAAGAAGAGCAGCCGGTGCTCGACTGGCAGGAGCTGGCGGGTACGCGGGTCACCTCGGATGTGCGCGTCGAGAATCCGGACGATCCGGATCAATATGTGATCGTGCAGCGCACCGAGAAGGCGACCTTCCAGACGCATCTGGGCGAGTTGATCCGGCTGAACTTCGCCAATGAGGAGGGCAACTGATGGCGGGCTCGGAAAGCAATCCGGTGGTGCTCGACCCGTTCCGGACGATCGTCGAGGTCGGCTGGAACCTGGTGCCGGAATATATTGAGATCATCGTGCCGATCGAGGCGACATCGACGGGCGACGGACAGAATGCCTGTCCGGCCGAATATCCGGATCAATTTCCCTATGGCGACGCCCTGAGCCTGACCAGCACTTATCTCGTCTCCTATCTCGTCGACAACGTGATCGAAGCCGGCAAGCCCTACGCCCTGAGCGCAATGGGATACTGGCGGCACAAGTCCGAAAGCCTGACCGTAGACAGCGGCGACAATCCGGTGACGATCACCGGCGTTCCGGAGGGTCCATTCATCGACGTGTCGCCGGATGCCTGGACGCATACCTATGCCGGCGAAGGCGGCTCCAGTGGGCATGGCGTGCGGATCGCAGGACTTGAGGCCTCCGAATACGAGGATCCGGACTATCCGGGGCTGCCGGACGATTTCTATGCAGCGACGACGCAGGATCTCGATGCGGTAGCACACCAGATCACCGATGTTCCAGCCTGCGGCTGGCAGGACCCGGGACCGCCGCCGACGAACTATAGGCCGTGGGAAACGGCGCCGGACACGGGCACGGGGCCGAACGCCGATCTCGACGTGTACTTCGCAGCAGCGGCGGAGATCGGCGCAGGGGCGCTCAACTTTGCCTCGATTGCCGTCAGCTATCGTGACCTCAGCTACAGCCCGGTCGCAATCTCCGGATCCGACGAGAATGACTACATCCACGAGAGCGGCAATCATTCGATCCGCATCCTCTGCAAGCGCGACACAGCCTGAAGGGTCTCCTGAATGACGATCATCTATCGCACCGCCGGCGCCTGGGGCGCCGGCAAGGGCTCGAACCTGACGCCGGACGAGGTCGACGAGAATTTCTACGATCACGAACAGCGGATTGCAGAGATGGAAGAGAATCCGCCTTCGCCGGTCGAGATCTCCAACATCACCCAGGCCGGCAACACGATCACCGTGCACATGTCGGATGGCTCGACCTTCGGGCCGTTCAACCTGCCGCGGCCGGTGCAGCGGCCGACCGAGACGCTCGCCGTCAGCGCCTCGACTCTGACGCCGGCGGTCGAGCAGTCGATGTTCTACTTCCGCTGCAGCGACGCCATCGGCTGCGAGGTGACGATTCCGAACAATTCGGCCGAGGCCTTCCTCGTCGATACGGAGATCCATTTCCGCCAGGTCGGCGCCGGTCCGATCAGTTTTGTCGCCGACACCGGCGTGACGCTGAACGGGGTCGATGGCTACCTGAACGAGACGGCCGGACCGGGCGCGGTGGTCACCGCCAAGAAGGTCGGCACCAATGAATGGGACCTCTTCGGCCTGCTCGCAGTGGAGACGACGTCCTGATGTATGGCTCGGTTGCTTCCATGGGGCTGTTGCGGCCGGCTGACGCTCCGAACAACGGCGTCGTGCTGCTCTGCGGCTTCGACGGCGTCGACGGCGCGACGACCGCGCCCGACGAAAGCCTGCTTGCTCACACGCTCGCCTTCCAAGCCAACGCGCAGATCGACACGGCTCAGTCGAAATTCGGCGGCGCGTCTCTGCTTCTTGCCGGCGGGGGCGATGCGGTCATCGTGCCGAACTCGCCGGACTTTCTCTTCGGCGACGGCCAGTTCACGGTCGAAGGTTTCGTGCGCTGGAGTTCGATCGTATTCGATACCTACCTCTTCGGCGTTTTTGACATTTCCGGGGGAAGGTCGTGGGTGATCCGCAAGGAGGCGGGCGGTTCCGGGAACTGGCAATTCATAGCGTCGACCGCAGGCGTCAACCAGGACACTCCGATCAACGTCGACGTCACTACCGTCACGGGGCAATGGTATCACTTCGCGGCCGACCGCGATGCCGGCGGGGTACTGCGCCTCTACCGGGATGGCGTGATGCTCGGAAAGGCCACCTACGCATCCGAGTTGTACGCATCACCGGGCAATCTCTCGATAGGATGCCTCACCGACGACGGGGATCCGTCCGGCGGCTATCACAGAGGATGGGTCGACGAGGTCCGCATCACCAGGGGTGCGGCCCTCTATGCCTCCGATGGCGGTTTTACTGTGCCGACATCCCCGTATCCGCGGCCCTAAAGGGCGGCGCTCTCCCCCTAATCAACCGAGACCTTCCTTGAGGAGCAAAAGACATGGCCACTCTGACTGTGACCTTCACCCGTGCCTTTCCGAACGTCTACACGACGCAGGTCGGCGCGATCGCCGTTGGCGACGCGGCGCGGAGCGAGGTGATCACCCTGCCGGATACGTCTTCACTCGAAACGGTGGGCGGGGAGAATGCCGTCGAGCTGACGGCCAGCGACGACTGCTGGGTGGCGATCGGCGCCGATCCGGATCCGGCCGACAATACGGCCGGCATCCGCAGCGCGCATTTCCTGAAGGCCGGCGTGCCTTACCAGTATCACGTCAGCGAAGGCGACAAGGTCGCGGCGGAGGTCTGATCGATGGCGGGACTTTCCCTGCGGCTGGGGCTCGGACTGCAGCGGCCGGCATCTGGTGGCGGTGCCGGTCCGCTGTTGATCTCCGGAGCGCCGGCAACCACCGCGACCGACGAGCAACCCTATGCCGGCTTCGACGCATCGGCCTCGGGCGGCGTGGCGCCCTACAGCTATTCCCTGGTCGGCACATGGCCGGCGGGGATCTCGATCAATTCTTCGACGGGTGCCGTTTCCGGCACGCCGACCGAGGCCGGCAGCTTCGCGAGTCTCTCGGTGCGCGTCACCGACGCGGAGACGGACACTGCCGACCTGGATTCCTTCACGCTGGTGGTCAGCGCGCTTCCCAGCGGCCCGACGGTGAATGCTGATCATGTGTTCGTGCGCGACATCACGGCGGGCTCGACGCTTTACGGCAAGGCGCCGGATACGCAGTGTGACTATCCGGCCAGCGTCACGAAGCTGATGACGGCGCTGATCGTGCTCCGCAACAAGCGCTCGGCGCTTTCAGACACGGTGACCGTGCAATCGGGCGACCTGCTTTCGGCCAGCTACAGCCAGATGGGACTGCTGGCAAATGACGTCATTACCTTCACTGATCTGCTCCATGGGATGCTGCTTCCGTCCGGTGGTGACGCATGCCAGGCGGCCGCCCGCATAGTCGGCGACCTCTTGACCGCAAGCGGCGGCGTCGCCCGGTTCGTGACTGAGATGAACACGGTGGCAGACGAGCTCGGCATGGCAGGCACTTCCTATGCGAACACATGGGGCTTTGCAGAAGCAAACCACTATTCGACGGCGCGCGATGTCGGCTTGCTGATGGAAGAAGTGCTTTCCGAGCCTGCTCTGTCGGGGATCCTCGACAAGTCTGTCTACAGCGCCACGATCACCGGGGCGAACGCTCGCACAATCTTCATGTCCAGTTCGAACCCGATTCTGGAGGATGAGGGTGTTATTGGCGGCAAGACCGGAACATGGATCGACACCACGCCGGATCCGGACATCAACGTCTATAACCTCGCCAACGCATGGCAGGCGCCGAACGGCAACACCATCGTCGTCGTCACACTGCAAAGCGATACCGGTGCCGATCGCCAGGACGATCAGCGCGATCTGATCGCGCAACTGCCAACCGATTATCCATATCTCGCCACCACGACCGGCAACGGCGAGGGCTTTGTTCTTCTTGAGGACGGAGCTAGCCGTGTGCTGCTCGAGGATGGATCGAGCCGCGTACTTCTGGAGGGCTGAAAATGGCTGACACGAAAATCTCGTCACTTGATGCTACTAATCGCGAAGCTCTTCGCAAAAAGTCGCTTACACCGCGTGGGTGTCTCGTTGGTCGGAGCGTCGACCTGACGACCATCAATGCCTCAAGCGGCTATACCGTGCCTTTTGATGCAGAGAGCTACGATACCGACGGCATCCACGACAACGTCACAAGCAACACCCGCATGACGGTTCCCAGCGGCTGGAGTTATGCGCGGGTGGGGTTCAATATATTCCTCACCAACGTCGCCGTTCAGGAGGGCTGCCTCGTCCGTGTCGTGCACAAAAATTCAGCCGGCGTCGAGCAGTCGCGGCGGGGTTTGCCTATTCAGGAGGGCGCAAACGCGGATTTCACCGAATGGTCGACTTCCGGTTCTTCCGCACCCGTCGCTGTTTCGGCGGGCGACTATTTCGAGCTGCTGCTGATCTGCAACGATACCAGCATCAGCATCCTGGCGAGTTATACGGCCTTCTGGATGGAGCTTCTGGCCTGACCCTTATGAACACAGGGCGGGTTCGCATGCAGGGTGCGATTGCATCGCGTCATTCCACCAGTTTTCGCCGATGGCGGCGCCGACGCCAGACATCCATGCATAGCTGAGTGCGATAAACAGCGCCGCGCCTGCAAGCCATAACCATGGATTGATTCTCATGGATCGCTCCTCTTTTTGGTGCAGCCATGTAACCACTGCGTGCATCGTTCGGCAACATCATCCTTTCTGATTAGTTAACGAGGCCCTGGCCATGAAACTCGTCCCTGATGCGGGGCGGGTGCTCCGGTATGCCTGGAGCATCCGCCTCATGATCCTTGCCGCCGTGCTCTCCGGCCTGGAAGTGGCGCTGCCGCTTCTCGACGGCCTCCTCCCGATCCCCGCCGGCGTCTTCGCCGCTCTCTCCGGCCTGACGGTCGGCGGGGCGTTCGTGACCCGGCTGCTCGCACAGAAGGAATTCTCCGATGAGTAAACGGGCAAAGACCGCGCTTGCCGCGGCGATCGCCGCCGGCATGAGCGTCGTCGCCTTCACTGCATCGACGCTGACCATCCCCTGGGAGGGCAAGGAGAACGTCGCCTATTGGGATCCGCTCGGAAAGGTCTGGACGGTCTGCTACGGCGAGACGCTGGGCGTGAAGCGCGGCGACCGCTACACCGACGCCGAGTGCATGCAGATGCTCTTGAAGCGCATGGGCCGAGACTACGAGGTGCCGCTAAAAGCCTGCATCGACAAGTTCGATGCGATGCCGTTCAGCGTCAGGGCGTCCTTCCTCGATCTCTCCTGGAATGTCGGCGTCGCGGCCGTCTGCCGGTCGACGGCGGCAAAGCGGGCGATGGCGCGGAACTGGGCCGGCGCCTGCGAGGCGATGACCTGGTTCAACAAGGCGGCCGGAAGGGTCGTTCGCGGGCTCGACCTTCGCCGCAAGGAAGGTGACACGACCCGAATCGGCGAGCGCGAGATCTGCCTGGCGGGGATATGACCATGCCATCCGTCAACACCATCTCCAGCGTCGTCAACTACACGCTGGCCTTCCTCTCCTGCCTGCTCGCCGGTTTGCAGGGCTTCGACTGGCTTGCCTTCTTCGATGCCGAGACGGCGCTGAAGATCGTCGCCGGCCTCAATCTGCTGGGCCTGTCGGTGAAGGCCTGGATTGCTACGGCCGAGCAGATGGCGAGGCAGATGCAGCAGGAGGCCAAATGATGCCGGCCGTCATTCTCTGGATCCTTCGCCAGCTCGGCATCACCGGCAGCATCGTGCTGCTGCTCCTCGGCTTCTACGAGGGCGTGCCGGGGCTGCGCGACATTCCCTTCGTCGATCGCGTGCCGTTTGTCCGCGAGTTCATCGTCGGCCGCGTCAAGCTCGAGGCGGCGAAGGCGGCCGCTTCCGCAACGGAAGGGCTGGTCGCCCGTTCCGAACTGAAGACGGCGAAGGCGAGGGCGGCCGCGCTCGAGGAGCAGATCCGCATCAACAGGCGCATGGCAGAGGCGGCACTCCAAGAGGCCGAGCGCTCGCGACGCGACGCAGAAACGGCAACAAAAGAGCTGGAGGCGAGAATTGCTGAGGATACTTCCGACGACGGCTGCACTTGGTCTGATCGCGATCTTGAGTGGCTGCGCGCACGATGAAGCCGCCCGTGCTGATGCGGCCGCCGCTGAAATGGGCCGGCTCGCCGCCGGCGTCAATCTTCCCGACTGGCCGGCCTACTGCCGCGAGCATATGCCAGCCGTGGTTCCGAAGGTGGGCGAAAAGGCACGCCATTCCCAGTCGCGATGGGAAGTCGTTCGCGAGCAGCATAACCGGCGGCTCGACTGGTGCGCCGGACATTACGACGGGATCGCGGCGGAATACGCCCGACCGCGGCCGCCGCCCGATTGAGGCGAGGGGCGCAGGCATTCCGGGCAGCGAGCGGGCAGAGGGGCAGGGCATGGATAATGCGAATATCCATCAGCAGCTGGGGACGCTGATTGCGGAGGTGAAGAATCTCCGTGACGACTTCAGGCGGTCGGAGGACAAGTCAGACCGCAGCCGTACGAAGACGCATGAGCGCATCGACGACCTGGTCGATCGCATCGCCAAGATCGAGACGGCGATCGTCACGCAGCGGGAAGACATCGACGAAATGAAGCCGGTGACGGCACAGGTCAGGAAATGGCAACTGATGGGGATGGGCGCGCTGGCGGTCGTAGGGATCGGCGGGGCGGCGATGGGCTTCACCTTCGCCAGCACCGTGCAGCGGGTGCTGAAGCTGTTCGTGAGTTGACTTGATAGGGCAGTCCCATTTGGAAAGCCGCTCGGAGCGATCCGGGCGGCTTTTTTCGTGACTGCAACGCTCATGCAACGCGGGGGAAATGCCTTCTAGTGGGGGTGTAGAGCCTGAACGACCGTTACTGCGCTAACCAGAAAGGCAAATCCTGAAAGAAGCCCAAACGCGGCCGCAAGGAAAAGACATGCATTCACCGGATCTGTTTTGGCCACGATCTTCGGCCAGCGGTCACTTCGGTAGAGCATCGCTGGGTCCGACCATTCATGATAGATGTGCTCAGCGAATTGAAAATTGAGCCACGCAAAGAACGCTGCGAGCAGCGTGAGGCACACGCCCGCGAGGTTCCACGATGCTGCGGTGACAAGGTCTCCGATTTGATTTCCTCGCACTGACGTTCGCAGGCCAGAAATCGCATAAAGAGCGCCGCCATGGGTCGCGAGAAGCGAAGCAATCAGCCATTTGCCGTATTCGAGGTGACCCCGCTGTGAGGCTTCTTGATAGCGCCGAAGATGATCGTAGAGTTCGCGCGCGTGCAGCTTGGCTCGCTCAGCATCATTTCTGTTCGTCCAGTCGTCGTAAAATCGATCGTCGCGTTCCAAAGCCGTCTTCTCCTCAGCTTCCCGCCGTCAAGCACGCTAATCGTCGTGAAGCTGAGTCGTCAAATCACCGCGCGATATGCTCGCGTTGATGCTCGATCTCCTCGGCATAGCCGTCGGCCGCCGGCTTAGGCATGAACATGTAGATCAGGGCATCGCAGCCGAGGCCGCAGCGATGCCATTTCGTCGGATGCCTCCGGCGATGACAGCTGCGGCCGATCGTGTTGATGAAGTCGCGGATCGGCAGGTCGGCGCCATGTGCCTCGATAAGTCGAGCGACGTTGTATCGCCCGCGGCGGCCGCAATGCGAGCAGGTCAGAATCATGTGCGGCAAGGTGAATTCGGCGAGTGTCCTGAGTTTTTCCGGCATGCGGCTTTCCTCCTCGATCGAGGTCGTTGATATCCCGCATGTCGTGAAAGGCGCCCGCCAGCGCCTGTGTCTGATATGACCTCGTACTCCTGAAAGTCAATGCGGCGTTTTTGCGAGTCCGTGCGTTAATGGGCGCATGGCAAGAACAAGGAAAAAGCCTGACGCGCCGCCGCAGGATCCGATGCCTCTACGCGTCGACCCGTGCGTCGCGATGCTCGTTGATCGGCCGCCGAAGGGGCCGGAATGGTCCTTCGAGGTGAAATGGGACGGATACCGCCTCGCCGTTCATATCGAGCCGGACCGGGTCCGCATCATCACGCGCGGCGGCTATGACTGGACGAGCCGCTTTCCGTCGATCGCCGCCGAGGCGCGGCTTCTTGGGCTGAAGACCGCCATCCTCGACGGTGAGGCGGTCGTGCTTGACAAGCACGGCCGCTCCGACTTCGGCATGCTGCAGCGGGCGCTGGGTCGCCGGCCAACCGTGCACGAGCCCGGCGAAATCCTCCTCTTTGCTTTCGATCTCCTCTATCTCGACGGCCGCGACTTGCGCCGGCTGCCGCTCAAGGAGCGCCGGCAGCTGCTCGAGCCGATCGTCGGCGATCTTTCCGGTGCGATTCGCCTCTCGGAAGAGATCCATGCGGACGGCGACGAGTTTTTCCGTGTCGCCTGCGAGCACGGCCTCGAAGGGATCATCGCCAAGCATCGCGAGCGGCCGTATCGCCCGGGCCGGCATCCCTGGTGGCTGAAGATCAAATGCACCCGCCGCGACAGCTTCGTGATTGTCGGCTTCGAGCCGTCGGGCGCAGCGATCGGCCGGCTGTTGCTTGCGGCAAGGAAAGGCGGCGGCCTCGCCTATGTCGGCGGCGTCGGGACCGGCTGGACGAATGAGATGTCGAGGGAGCTACGCAACCTCCTCGAGGGGATTGCGACGACGGCGCCGGCGGTCAGCCTGAAGCGCAAAGTTGCCGTCTTCACCGAGCCGCTGCTCGTCGCCGAGATCGAATATCGCGCCTGGACGGACGACGGCAAACTGCGGCATCCGTCCTTCAAGGGGATCCGCGAGCGAGCCGATGATGCGCAGATCTTTGACCTGGCGCAGAGATGA